CATACAGTCTTGAGATAGTGGTTAAAAGTAGGGACCATGACATATCATACCCTGAAAATTTGGAGGTAATAAAATAACCCCTCCCCGTCCAACAACATAAACCGCCTGTAAGACCTATCCTGATATTGTTTCATGGGGCCAGGCGGTTTTTTTATACCCAATCCGGCCGCAAGGATCATACCTAAGTATATACCCATCAACAACTTACGTGTAATAATTTTTTTTAACCTTTCCTCAAGATAATACCCTTGACAGGACGATAATATATGATAGAATGATAGTACAAGTGGCAAGCACCGTGCAAGTTACTTACTTTTGGTTCAATATTGGAGATTAGATATGAAGGCTTTTTCATTCAACGTGACGATTGCGGCAACGGCTCTTGATTGTGAAGTGGTAGAGGATACCATTCGACAGGCTTTGGTTGAAGCACTCCCTGAAGAAACTCTCGCTCTTTGCAAGTCCGATGGTGTTAAGGAGTATTCAGAACAGGGTTGGAAGGTTGCTCGTAACCGTAAGTTTGGTATCGACGCAAAGTCGGCTGGTGATGCTCACAAGGCAATCAAGTCGAAGATCGAGACCGTACCTGCTGTATAATCAAAAAGGGTCAGGCCTACAGCGTCAATGGGGATTTCCAAGACTGTAGGTCTGGCCTTCTTTTGGCTCCGTAGTTCAACGGATAGAACAGCGGTCTTCTAAACCGTCGATGTGAGTTCGATTCTCGCCGGAGCTATTATGGATAAAGATAAAAAAATTGGGACGATTCTAAGTTACCTTAATCACAAGATGAGTGTGATGAATCAAATCGAGACAGATAAGGTAAAGAAAATCCTTGAGGATGACGATATTAGTCTTAAGGAGGTGGTGGAATGGTATATCGACTATGTTTGGCGTTCGTCCTAATTTTCTGTTCTGGGTGCGTAACAACTAAATGCGCATTCACCTGTAACAAAACTATACATCTTGACAACAGACCAATAAATGATACAATGGATGTGGGTGTTCGATTGGAATTGTTCAGAGATTGGAGCAGAAAGTGAACGAACTTTGTGAACAAATGCAAGAGGATATTAGAGCAATCCTTGATGGACGTAGTGACGCAAGCACTATTGATTTGATCTGTGACCTTATTGTGGAGAAACTTAGCGATGAGTGATAGAATGATTCTTGAGTTTTCTGGTTGGATTGAGTGCGACCCAGCTAAAACTACTTTCCAGTATATTGGTGGAGAGGCTCTAAAAAATGAGCTTGGTCTACTAGGTCAAGACTTCAATTCGCATATCATTACAGGCGAAGAATATATGGCTCTGACTGAAGACGAGAAGGATTGCTATATCCTTGAAGATCTAGGTCAGGCATACATGAACTCCTTAGATGGAGAATTAAGCGAACTCACTTTAGATATTGAGGTGGAGAATGAGCAAGTACGGTAAGATTAGAGTTTCAACTAAAAAACCTTGGGAGGTATCGCGTGGACACAACGGCCATCGTTCTGGTTCTGGTTATCACGATAACAGGCTTCGCAGAGTTCGCACCAGATTGGATGAAAGGAGAAAAGCAATAGCCGATTACTCATGAATTACGGGATGGTGTAATGGTAGCACATGGGTTTTTGGTACCTTTAGTCGGGGTTCGAGTCCCTGTCCCGTAGTTTTTGCCCTGTAGCTCAATGGTAGAGCGAGCGGCTGTTAACCGCTAGGTTATAGGTTCGAGTCCTATCGGGGCAGCTTCGTTCGCCCTCATAACTCAATCGGTAGAGTAGCGGTCTTTTAAACCGTATGTTGTAGGTTCGAGTCCTACTGGGGGTACTATGAATATATTACAGCAACAACTAGATGAATATCGCAGAACTGAGAATGGTGAAGTAATTCAAGGTGCTGCACATACTAGTAAGATACTCAATCATAGGTATCGTAATAAAGTAGTAATGGATGCCTATGTGCATTTAAATAAACTCGATTTAGAATATACTGCAATAGCCTGCTGTGGTGCCAGTGGTATGTTAGTGGTTCCACAAATAGCAGAATTGCTGAAGAAAAATATCATCCTAGTTCGTAAGGATACTGGAGGATATAGTGAATTTATCGTAGAAGGAACTCCTGCTAAAAACTATATCATAGTTGATGATTTAATATGCTCTGGAAATACTGTGAAATATATAATCAACAGTATAAAAAACGAAGTACCACGATCTAAATGCTTGGGAGTGTATTGCTATATTCCAGAAGAATCTACATACAGAAGACATCCAGAGTACTGTAAAAAAGATTTAGGTATCGAATATCTTTAAGGCAATTCGAGCGGCCGGGTTCTCTGTAAGTTGTTTTCTGACAACGACTTACGCTTGTTAAATTTTTTCCTAAAGATTATTGTTGACAATGACGATATATATGATATACTTAGGACATAGCAAGTAACCACTAACGAAAAGGAAACGAAATGGCTGCTAATGTTGAATCTATGTTTTACACAGGTGCTACTCCGTGGCACGGACTTGGTGAAAAGTTGGAAGATGCTCCGACAATCAGTGAAGCTATCGAGGCTTCTGGTTTAGATTGGGAAGTTGGAGTCAAAGATCTTGTAACCAAAGACGGTTACGATGTTCCTGCAAAAGCTACATATCGCAAAAGCGACAATAGCATTCTTGGAGTAGTCGGACCAAGATATGTCCCTCTCCAGAATAAAGATGCCTTTGAATGGTTTCAGCCGTTCGTAGATGCCGGTGAATGCACCCTGCATACTGGTGGATCGTTAAGTAGCGGTCAAAAGGTTTGGGCATTGGCTCAACTGAATCGTGACCCTAGCGAAATTGTCAAGGGTGACGAGGTGCAGAAGTTTATTCTTCTCTCCAATAGTCACGATGGCACAACCGCTATTCGTGTAGGTTATACTCCGATTCGTGTTGTCTGTGTCAATACATTGGCTTTCGCTCACCAGAGCGGCGTAAGCAAACTCCTGCGTATTAGACATACCAAAAGTGCAGCAGCTAATCTTGATGGGGTTCGTGATATCATGGACAATATCAACGGACAGTTTGAAGCTACTGCTGAACAATTCCGATTCCTTGCTAGTCGAGATTTCAATCAGGCTGACGTTCGTAGATATGTCAAGACCTTGTTGAATGTTGATAAGACCCATGACGAAGACCTAAAGACCCGTACTAAGAATATTCTCGACGAGATTCTTGGCACTATCGAGGGTCCAAAGCAGTCAATGCAAGGTGTCAGAGGTACTTGGTGGGCAGCCTATAATGGCTTCAACGAGTATCTTAATTACACCAAGGGTCGTAATACCAACAACCGCATGGAAAGCCTGTGGTTTGGTCAGAACGGCAGTGATAATGTCAGAGCGTTGAATCTCGCCACAGAGTATGCCAACGCTATATAACGCTCTCCTTTCGTGGTGCGTGTCGGGAGGGTCAGCCTTGGAAACAGGGTTGGCCCTCCTTCTTTATATCTATAAGTACTTGTCAATAAAGGACTTAGCTGATTCCCGGCCGCGCGTCACCCCCCAAATTAAGTATATATATTATAAAACGTAAGTCCTTATGTATCAAGGGGTTACGCACGATTTCCTAATGGACATGGGAGGTGAAAGACGATATAATGGTATAGGGTAGACGTAAGTTGTTTACCAATAATGACTTATATACGATCTATCATCATAATAATGCTGTTTATTATTGTCCCACCCGAACCATAAGGTTTGGTCTGGATGGTTATAGTCAGCGAATATAGGAGGCACTTTAGTTATGCAAGAAGAAAATGAATGTATATGGCAATTTATTGTCTGTAGAAATAATATACCAGTAAAAGTCAAATGTTTTACCAATTATGAACAGGGTGCTGCCTATACTGATAGGTATGTTAAGAGTATAGATTCCTGTTGTAAAAAATTACCTATTTATGGTGATGGAGAATGTTACAGTAACAAAGATATTAGTGTGGGTTTGTACCTAGGTTCTTTGATTCCTAATATTGGTTTCAATAACGAAAGTACCACACAATAGTCAAAGTATTGTACAGACCTGTCCCATATGTTATAATTGAGAACAGTGGGCTAGTCCTGTCCTACGTATTTATTATAGCCAATTATTCTATCGTGTCAACAGGAGGAGTGAATTTTGATAGTTCTAGCAATATTGTTTCTATTATTCGTGGAGGTTTGAATGAGATACCCGTCATTTAATTTATTAGGATTATTATTTGTTTTAGCAGGAATTATAAAGGTTTGTGAGATTTTGTCAATAGATTTTTTTCAAATAAAAAGTACTGATTTTCTAACTGTACTTGGGGCAATATTCCTTGCTTATATTTGTTGGACAATTTCTAGACTATTACCTTCTCTTTTAAACTATTTTAGTCTACAGGAGAAAATTTGTATGCAAGCAATTCGTAATAACTATTTTGAGGCAGAAGAATAGGGAATATAGTGTATTATATTAGTAGGTTAGGTATATATTATAACCACCCGACCTGCATAAATATTAATCTATATCTCTGATTCTGTCAATTAGAAAACCAATCTTAAATTTACAACTAACGAAAGGTGGCAGATTATGCAACGAAACCCAGTAAGTACGGAAACTAATGGTGTGATTTGTGACAAGATACTAAGTATCATAGGCAAACCAGATAATCTAGTCACTTGTAAAGCTATCAATCTTTATTCAGATAGGTATAGAGTGAATGTTTATACCAAGATAGATAAAGATGGGTGTGAAGGTCAGAGAATAACATATAGTTGTTTTGCTAAGATTAATAAAGACCTTAAGATAACTATTGTGGATGAATATCCTAAACTTTCTTCTGGTGTTCTTAATGCCTAAAGGTTTGTACTACCTAATCTATTCAGATTGGACAGATGTTGGTAGTCAGTGAGTTTAGAAGACTTTTGAAAATATACCTTGCACATTGACCAGTTTAAACTATTATACTGTATAACTGTTTTATGGCTGGGCTAGGCTTATAGGAAGTTATTATGAGAATTATAAAATATCTTATTGGAATATATGCTCTTTTAGTTTTTATATTTTTGTTGATTCTTTATGTAGATATGATTTATGTTCCTGATCCTTTGAATAGGCAAGAACAATCTGCTATATATGTTGTACATAATTTAGAACAAGATGTTTCTAAAGAGGATATAGATATAGATATAGTTTCTGTAGAGCTAAAATCTACTAACTACTATCCTCATGCTAGTAGAACATTTAACGTATACTACACAAGAAAAGATAGTGAAGAAGTTAGATGTTATAGTAATATTAAAATAGATAATAGTGGATGCACTTTCGGAGACTTTTATCGTTGGTGGTATTACTATTTAAAAAATTAATGGAATTAATTTGTAACATCTAAACTAATAGGATCGCCCCCATGCTGGTAGTCAGCGAGTTATGATATCACTTACATTGAATAAAAATATTGATTGTAATAGTTTATGCAAAAAGATAGGGGAATATGTGGGTGAATATAATAAGGAATATGGCGATCTTAAAGATTATGTATTAGTTATAGATATTAAGAAAATAATAGATAGTCAGGAGACTAATAAGATAACTAATATTGAATTTAGACAATAAAAAACCCCCAGACGAATCCGGGGGTCTCTTAAAAATATAATTAAAATAAATTATAAATTAACTATCTGCTATTGTTACGTTAACTTGTGCAGTTACCGCAGGTGTTTGATCAAAACCAAGTCTCAAGTCATTTAATGAGACAACAACAGCATAAGTGGCATTAGCTACTGCCGCATGATTTGTCAACCTAAGTACATGATTGTCAGACCCATCATTAACAACCTCCCAAGTGCCTTGACTTGATGTAGCTGTTATGCTGAAATCACTACCCAGTTGTGATGGGGCAACATTTGCTCCATCGCTCGTTACCGTAACAGTAGAGATGTTAGTAGTATTGTTATGAGTATCTTTAGCATAACTAAAGCTGGCTGGATCAACAGCAATAGTAGTATTTGGTACAATATTACTAGGGTCTAATTTAACATCAAAATCATCAAGTTTAGCACTAAGATCAAGAGTAGTATTAAAACTAAATTCTCTAGTCATTGTTAAAGCACTAGAATTAAAGGTGTTATTCACACCAGCACTTACGCTACTATTTGTATTACCAGCAGCATTTACTGCTGAGTGCATAGCAGCAAGTAAAGCATATACTACTTCTGCACCTTCAGCAACATTATTACCTTGATTAAATCTTGGTAAATCGCCTGTTGGAATTACTAAGTTACCAGCAGCTACCGAAGTACTCTGGGTAGTGACGCTTGCATTTGCAAATACATCACTTACATTATCTAATTTCGCCATTGTTATTCTCCACAAAGGAATATATTCGAACTAAAAAAACGCGTTATTTGTTTTTACACCATACAAACTATTATTATTAACATTATTAGCACTAGAACCAATAGGAACAGGGAACAAGAACCAGTATATTATATTATGACCATTTTTATCATTCTATTTGCCCCTATTATACCTATTACAATCCTGCATAAACCATTTTAAACCCTTTTGAACAAAATTTTAGGCAATATTAAGCTAAAAACATTATAAGTCTACTTATTATGACCAGCGGAGGTGAAATTAGGTAAAAACTCTAGGAAAAATAAGAATCCTGAAATAGCCTCAAGTAATGGTGTTCCTAGTGCCGATAATCCTATTGACAGTAGTGATGGTATCTTGTATACTATTGGTAGGAAAGTTAATTAATTAGGGGAAATAATGTATAAGAGCGTACTTCTTACCGAAAGCGAAATCAAACTGTTACGCAAAGTTTTACATACTCATATTGATACCAATTTGAATCAAATAAAAGACAAAGAAGCTAGTAATTTACATATCATTGACAGAGCATTATTGGGTAGGATTCCCACAAAATAGATTAATCAAGAAGTAATCAGGGGTTAATTACCCACAAATGAAATGGAAATCAAATGGAAATACTCTCTACCTTATTTATGTTAGCACTTATCTGGGCATTTGTGCAGGGATTTAGAGAAGGTTATAGGGGTGATTATGATGATAGTCTGCCTGATTATTTATACTATAGAGATAGTAAGAGTGGTATAGGGTTTGGTATTAAAACTAAGAAGAGAAAGAAGTAATGGAGATATTTGGTAGAGTATTACATATTGTGGCTATTTTAGCTACTGCGTGGTTTTTTATTGCATCTTACAGCGAATGGAAAGTGGACAAAAGGAGAAAATAAAATATGATTAATAAGTATATTAATTTTGTAGAAGAATGGTGTGAGATATTGGAGTCTAAATTCCAGAGTGCATACCCTCAGAACCCTCCTGTCAAGTATGGGTTTAAGATAAACAAAAAGTATACTAAGATTATCAGGGTAGACTCTGGCGGTAGTAGTAGTGTTCATGCTTTTGTTGATAATAGCAATTTGGATATATTAAAAGCAGCTACATGGAACTCTCCAGCAAAAGGTGCTAGATATAATCTGGCAGAGAATTTTGATAGGGTTTTGGAGGTTTGTGATCCTCATGGTGGTTATTTATACAGTGGAAGAAAGGTGGCAGTATGAAGTACTTTAATGAATTATTTGATATTACAGACCAAGATTATCTTATGTTGTACGATGCCCTTTTGGAAAAACGTGCAATGATGAGAAGAGACCAAGAAAAAGGTTTGCCTGATATGGGTAAAGATTATGATATGGAAGATATTAATAGATTGTCTAAGGAAATGTGGGAAGTCTTTAATTTGGAGGATAGATTTAGCAAAAAGAAGGTGGCAGTATGACAGACGAATTACGACAAAATATAGAAAAGTTTATTGTTTCCTATGAGAATCAAATTAACGATAAAAACAACATGGACACAAGGACTACAGAGATATTTTTAGAGGGTGCTATTAATCTACTAACAGAAGTTGTAAAGAAGGACAATTAATATGCTTGTAGAACTAGATAAACATGATCTAACTATGATTGTGGACTCATTAGAGTATATGAGTGAAGTTATGAAAAAGCTGGAAAAGAGTACAGGGTATCAACCTTATACTCTTGATCAGATAAATAGTATGGTCAATTTTTTGGATGGTTTTTATAATATTAGAGATTTAAAGTAGGAGAAGATATGATAAATTTCCTAAATGGCTTCTATAATTAAGACCCATAATAATCGAGTTGAATTGCTACAAAGGTGTAAATAAAACAACACAAGCAATTAACCTATATTATGAGATAATTATGGATGATTCTATAAAATTTGAAATAAAAGATTCCGACACAAACAAGGACATAAAATCAGTTAGAATATTCAGGTCATACAAGCAAGAAAATGGAGAAAATGTTTGGGGATATATTGACAGTTTGCATCCGATGAGTACAATGGAATTACTCATTCTCAAGAATACCTTACAGGAATATTTATACAATAATGACTGGGATTAATATTCAGTCTCCTTGGTCTACTCTTTTAATTGATGGAGATAAGTGCGTCGAGACTCGCAGTTATCCTATGCCTAAAAAATATGAAGGTGAAGAATTAGCCTTAATAGAAACTCCCGGTAAAAGTGGAAACTTTAAAGCTAGAATTATAGGAACAATAACATTTAGCCATTGTTTTGAATATCCAGACCAATGCTCTTGGCAAGAGGATTTTAATAGACATCTTGTAGAACCAGATAGTGAATTTGGTCGGAAAGAAGGAAAAAAGAAATATGGTTGGGTGGTTAGTGATTTGAATAAATTTGAGGAATCTCAACCAGCACCTAATAATAAAGGTATAATTTTCACTAATAACTGTCAAATAACTATTCCTTCAGGAGTTTAGACATGAATACAGAAATTACACAACAAGAAGCATGGAGAATTTTAGATGCTATTATAGCATATAAAGATGACTATGAACTTTCTGTTCCTGTTATTAAAACAATAAAAAGCATAGAAAAGAAAATGAAAAAGATAGTTAATGAGAATTAGGAGGAGGATAGTATGAAATATACTATACGACAAGAAGATAAATTTAGGTTTGTTATCTATAAAAATGAAAAACCTTTGCTTTTACCTTGCAAGTTAACAAAACTCAAAAAAGTAGAATTTGATAACAGATTGGAAGCTGAAAAATATATTAGCGATGTACAAAAATTGTGCAATAGTGGGAAAGAGTACATGGAGATTTATTAAATGTATATTGTAGTAACTAGCGATTTGAGTAAGTATTCTGTAGAGTTAAAAAACTTTCGTATTGGAGACAGGGACGATAGAATATTTGGCCCTTTTGAGGATAAACACACAGCAGAAGAATGGGTTGATAATCATTGTGGAACTAAATACTGGACTATAATTAGATTGGCAGATGCTTGATGTATGTTGTTATATGTATAAATTGCGATAATTCAAATTCAACAGACTTGGATAGTTTGGATTGGGATAAAATTGTATATGGTTGGCTTGATACCAAAGAAGAGGCAGAAGATTGGGTGTCGAAAAATTGTCCCTATGGCTATAAACATAAAATAGCAAAAGTGAATTGTAAAAATTTTGACAATGGTAACGAACCGTGGAATCAATAGAAAATAAATTTTATTAGTAAGATATGAATATATATACCTATTATGAAGATGTAGGGTTTAATTATCAGACAGAACTAATAGAGGTATGGAAAAAAAGCTGGTCAAGACAAGGTTTTGTTCCAGTAGTTTTAACTAGGATTGATGCACAAAAATCTCCTTTGTATGAAAAGTATTATAGTTTTATCCAAAGGATTCATAAAAACATATCAGATAAAATTTTGCCAGAAAATAGCTACTGGTTAGCCGCACAGTTAGAAATAGCTGCTTTTACAACTATTGAAAAACAGGAACCCTCTTACATATCAGACTATGATTTAATCAACAGAGATTTTCAGTTCAAACCAAAAGTAGGTAAATTACATTGGAGAGATGAATGTTGTTCATGTTTTGCTTCTAGTAATGGTAATAATTGGATTAAATATATTAAGTTTCTACTAACTCAAGAAAATATAATTACAGATTGGTGCTTGAAAGAAAAACTAAACACAAAAAGAGAATACTTCCATGATCAAGATTTTTTGATAGCAATTAAAGATCAGGGTTTAGAACAAAATATTTTTAAAATGTCCAGAAAACCCGATTTATGTCAGATGTATTTCCCTGTAATAAATAACAAAAGTATAAAGACTTATCACGTTTCTCATAATAATGTAAAAAAAATCACAGCGATTTATAATACATACAATAATATACTAAATATCAATAATGCAGATATTGTCTATGACAACTTAGATAAGATTCGTTTAAATATAGCTAAAGAGATTTTAAGTATCGAACATGACAAAACCACTCTGTAGAGAGTTATTATTATCAAGAAAACAATGTTGTGGATGTAGATGTAAAAATTGTCCATATATTCCTAAACATAAGAAGGGCAGCACCAAGACATAGTATGGTGTATTATAATATACTATTTTAGGAGGTATAATGAGATTTTCTTGTATTATCTTTATATTACTAACTGGATCGGTTTTTGCTCAGGAAAATGGTATTAAGTTTTTTGAACAAAACATTAAGCCAGTTTTAACCACTCAATGTTATTCATGTCATTCTTCTAATTCTAAAGATGTTAAGGGTGGATTGTCTGTAGATACTAGGCAAGGTATATTAAATGGTGGAGATTCTGGCCCATCAGTTGTTCCCGGTAAGATTGACGAGAGTTTATTATTAGACTATATTGAGTCTGGGGATATGCCACCAGATAATCCCCTGAGTGAAGAAGTAGTTAATAATTTTAGACAATGGATTAAAATGGGTATGCCTGACCCAAGATATAAGTCTGAGAATAGGGCTATAGAATTAAGACAGGCTAGAAATTTCTGGGCATTTAAGAAGGTTACTAAACCTCCTGTAGCTAAGTATGATGATGGTACAGAAATAGATGCTATATTAAATTTAGAAATACAGAAGCATAAACTAAAACCAGTAGAGGTAGCAGATGATTATACTATTGTTCGTAGATTATATTTTGATTTGATTGGTCTACCACCAAGTATTGAGCAAATAAAAGGCTACACAGATGATACTTCAGAAGATAAATACGAGAAGTTAGTTGATAGTTTATTGCAGGATAATGGGTTTGGAGAAAAATGGGGACGACATTGGTTAGATGTATCAAGATATGCAGAATCATCTGGACAAGATAGAAATTTAATTAGTCCTTATGCTTGGAGATATAGAGATTATGTTATAGATAGTTTTAATCAGGATAAACCATACGATCAATTTATAAAAGAACAAATCGCTGGCGATCTACTGCCACATAAAAGTTATGAAGAATATAATAACAACCGAATAGCTACAGGTTTTTTAACAATAGGTACTAAAAATATACAGGCACAAACTAAACAGTTCGTAGCAGATCGTAATGATGATCAGATAGATGCAATTACTAGAGGTTTTTTAGGCATGACTTTAAGTTGTGCAAGATGTCATGACCATAAATTCGATCCATTTTCTCAACAGGATTATTATGGTGTTGCTGGAGTATTTAATAATACAGAAAACATGGATGGTCTTTACAGAGGTAATAACAACACAGGATACTTGGGAGACTACGATTACCTGCTGACAGAAGAGACAGAAGATTTATATAAGAAGAGAAAGATACAGGAGTGGTTTCTCCTGTGTGATATTAAAAACTTGGAGACACAGATAGAGTCTATTAAAACGTGGAACAAAAGGGCAACAGAGGATCAATTAAATAGAGAATTGGGTAAAAGACAAAAGAGATTAGATGAAGCAAAGGCTAAGTTATCAGAGGAGTATTTAAAATACCTAGAACATTTACAGCCTGTAATGTCTGTTAAAGATAAAGACAAAATGGCAGAAATTAAATTAGCAATTAGAGGAGAGGTAAATAATCTGGGCGATGAAGTACCAAGAAGATTACCAGAAATATTTAGTGATAGACCTAATCTTAACTTTGATAATACCAGTGGACGATATGAGTTTGCAGAATGGATAACACATAAAACTAATCCATTAACTTATAGGGTTCATGTAAATAGAGTATGGATGCACTTGTTCGGTAAGGGCATACTGGACAGTTTTGATAATTTTGGTATACTTGGTGGTGAACCTACTAATCTTAAACTTATGAACTATTTATCTACTAAGTTTATTACGGGTAGGCTATCAAATAAAAGACTTATTAAAACTATTGTTATGAGCAATGCGTATAAGCGTAGTAGTAAATTTGATAAACATAATTATGAGATTGATCCTGACAATGTTTATTTCTGGAGAATGAATGAGAAAAGATTAGAGGCTGAACAAATTAGGGATTCATTATTATTTGTATCAGGTAAGCTAGACGGATCGCATAAGAACATCAGTGATTTTCAGACAGGGATAAAAAATTCCAGCAAAGAATTAAGAAAGTATATTAGCGAGACAAGAGCAAGGTCAATTTATATACCATCATTAAGAGATAATAAGATTGAAGTGCTGGATATATTTGATAGACCAGATAACAGTTTACTTAATGCTGAGAGAAGTGTTACGACAGTATCTACACAAGCATTATTCCTGATGAACAATCCCAAGATTATAGCATTGGCACAAGAAGAAGCGAAAGTATTAATTGAACAGAATAAAAAGATGGGTAAAACTATACCCAATATATTATATCGCAACAACATAAATAAAATATTTTTAAAGTTTTTAGGTCGTCCACCTACAGAGCAAGAGAATAAAAAATCTATAGAGTTTATTAAACAAGACAGTGATCTTGCCAAACTTATTCAAATCATAATCTGCACGGGAGAATTTCGTAATGTTAAATAGAAGAAATTTATTACAAGCCAGTAGTTTTGGTTTCGGTATGTTAGCTTTAAAAGGATTGATGGCAGAAGAGGCTCTGAAAAGTAATAAGAGAGTTATATTCATGTATATGAATGGTGGTATGACTCATACTGATACTTTTGATCATAAGCCTTTAATGGTGGAAAAAGCAGGTATAGATGATCCTGTAAGTAAAGGTAGAAAGATTATGAAACCGGGAGTACCTTTAACTCCAGCAGGAGATAGTGGTATAGAAATTAGCGAGAACTTCCCACACTTGCGTAAACACGCAGATGATTTATGTTTGTTGAATGGTATGAAGAGTAAAACAGGTAATCATAATCAAGCCAGAAGTTTATTGCATACTGGTAATTTTCAATTCAGTAGACCTAGTATGGGTAGTTGGTTATTGTATGGATTAGGCACAGAGAATAAAGAGTTACCGGGGTTTATAACTATAGATGCTAACATTGGGCCAGATAATTATGGTAGTTCATTCTTACCGGCAGTATATCAAGGTACTGCTATTAATGCTGGTAGTAAAAGTGCTATACCCAATCTTGTAAATACATCTACAACTAAAGACAGACAAAGAAAAGATTTAGATTTATTAAGAGACTTTAATCAGATGCACCTAAAAGATGGTGCGGAGAATAGTAGACTAGAAGGATTGATTGAGAGTTATGAGTTAGCTTTTAGAATGCAGACAAGTGTTCCTAATACTGTTGATATATCTAAAGAATCACAAGAAACCTTACAGAAGTATGGTATCAATGATAAAGCTACTGCTAAGTTTGGTAAACAATGTTTATTAGCTAAGAAATTTAGTGAGGCAGGAGTTAGATTTGTAGAGATTGGTCATGGTGGTTGGGATATGCACCAGAATATTAATGATAATTTAAAAAAGAATACAACTGCTATTGATAAACCTATCGGAGCTTTGATCCAAGATTTAAAAGACTCTGGATTGTTTGAAGATACAATTATATTATTTGGAAGTGAGTTTGGTAGAACTCCCGGTATAAAAGAAGGAGCAACAGGTAGAGATCATAATAATAGTGGATTTTCTATGTGGATGGCGGGAGGTGGTATTAAAGGTGGTATGAGATATGGTTCTACTGATGACTTTGGACATAAAGCAGTAGATAGTATGGACATGCACGATTTACATGCTACTATATTGCATCTAATGGGTATTGACCATAGTAAATTAACATATAGATATAGCGGTAGAGATTTTAGATTGACTGATGTATTTGGAAATATTCAACATGATATTATAGCATAATGGCAAAAAACAAACCAAGAAAAAAGATTCCTAAAGAATTAGCAATTATTCAAGCAGATAATTGTACTGGTTGCGAGGCTTGTTTAGAAGTATGTCCTGTTGATTGTATATTCCAGATAAAACAGGGAGTAACTCAATGGTGTGAGATTGATCTATCTACTTGCATAGGTTGTGAACAATGTATTCATGTTCCCGGTAATAAGGGCAAGATGTATGATGTTAAAGTCTGTCCTTGGGATGCTATTGAGATGGTTCCTACTGAAGAGATAGCAGTAGCACAGGCTGATATGGGTGGGCCAGAAAAATACATAGATGAAAATTGGGACAGGTTAGTGGATATCGCACAAAATATAGCTGATTTAAAAGGTAAAAAAAATTAATACAAAGGTGTAATTTTATTATTATAAAGGAGACATATATTATGCATACAAATAAATATCTTGAATCAATTAAAGAACGCTGTACTCAGGGAAAAGCAGAAGAACTATCTAAAGATGTTTTTGATAATCCCGGTGAAGCTATGAAGAGAGCAAAAGAAATGGGATTAGAAGGTATGCATAATCATAAAGATAAGAATGGTAAGAATGTTTTCATGCCGGGTAAAACCCATGAAGAATATTTAAAGAAGAAAAAAGCTAAAGCAGATAAGCCAGCGCCAAAAGACCCTCGTAGAACTCCTGCGCCTAAAAAAGATCAGAAAAAAGGTAGCAAGAAAAATAAGCCTGATAGTGCTAAAGATGATAAAGGCAAGGTTACTTTTAATGAAAATACTACTACAAAATTAAAAAATAAAGTTAGCGAACATAATAAAAAAGGTAAAGGTAGTAAAGCTACATTAGGTATGTTAAAGGCAGTATATCGAAGAGGTGCTGGTGCTTATTCTACTTCTCATGCTCCTAAAATGAGCCGAGATGGTTGGGCTATGGCAAGAGTTAATGCTTTTCTTACACTGCTAAGAACAGGCAGACCGGCAAACTCTGGTTATAAACAAGACAACGATCTACTACCAAAGGGACATCCACGCAGTAGTAAATAAATTAAAGTTTGCTATTGACACAAGACGATAATATGTTATACTTGAGGAAACGCTCTTGGAGAACATATTATGGAAACTTTGATTGATCCTAAAGATATTACTAATTACAATCGTACAGATGTTGAACTAGAATCTTTCTGGATATTCTGTATTCTTGTTGCAGGAAAGAATAGTGATACTACCTCCAGATTAGTTACGAAGCTATTAAAAAATAGAGGAGATAAGACTCCCTTTGAATTTATACGAAGTCTTAAACTTGTGGAACTACACAATTATTTAACTGCACATAAGACGGGACAGTACGATAGAATACGTAAGGCTTTATTCTTCTCTGCAAGATTAGACCTAAGAACTTGCACAAGAGACGATCTGATGGATATTCATGGTGTTGGGCCAAAGACTGCACGATTTTTCTTGTTACATACTAGGAAATTTTGTGACGAAGTTGTTCTTGATACTCATATTCTCAACTGGATGAGAGTTAAGTGTGATATAAAAGATGCTCCTAAGAATACTCCACAGGTTCCAGAAAAATATGCTAAGTATGCAGGACTATGCAAATATCTCATGGAAACACATTATCCCGGCTTGACACTGGCTCAAGCAGACCTTATGATTTGGACAGAGATGAGTGGACGATTAGATTGATCTTGCTTTAAATCGTAATATGTTTTACGATGGCATGTTAGTTAGTTTATTTTATGGAGAAAATATGAGACTATTTTTAGCACTTATTTTATCAAGTTTTGCTGTTACTGCTTTTGCTGGTGAAGCACCAGTAGCACCAACCCCAGAAGTCGTAGCATCCTCAAGCGATTGCGGTAGTTGCAGTAGTAGCAACTGTAGGGTTCGTAGAGGCTTGTTTGGCAGGAGATATTTTATTCGTTCTACAGATTGTGCTTCCAATAAGACAGGCAGCACATATTCGAGAACTAGAACTGTTACAGACGGATGTGACAATGTTCTTCGTTCAAGAACTTTTAGTAGAACAATTTGTAATGGCAATACTTGTAATTGCAAGTAATCTCATGGGGGTGAGATAATATCAATCCCCCTTCTATTTCATGGAGGAAATAATGATGAAAAAAATAGTATTATGTTTAATCGCAATAACCTTATTAACAAATGTTTGTGAGGCTAGAAGAAACAGAAAGAAAAACAGTACGAATTATCAATATACATATGCTACTTCTGTAGACAATGGTTCGGCTCAAGGCGTTGCTAATACGATGGCATCGAGAAATTGTGTGAGTCATTTTGGTGGTCATGGAGGTATGTATGAAGGTTGTGGGAGTGGATGGACTCAAGATCAAGCATATAATAATTGTTGTTACAGCAAAAGTAGTATGGTCACAGTTGATGTGGGTTATGCTCAGAGTAAATACGGTATGTGGTATTGTTGTCGCAGATATAGTAAGTAATTTTTACCAAAAGGCGGTAGAAATAATGATAAAAAATGTACAGAAATATAGATGAAGATGAACGACTTTTAATTATGGTGCGAAGATACTGGGATGAAGAAGATCAATTAACAGAAGAACAATTACGTTGGATACTAAAAAATGAAGGATATTCAAAGGACGAAATTGACAATGCGATCAGTGATTATTTCGCTATTCATATACGCTCTAACATTCTCCTTCATTATTGGATTGCACCTATTGTTCTGATTATAGTAATGATTAGTTTAATTTGTTATGTTCAAAGTCTAATATGGATAAATGTTGGCCCATGAATATTTGGAAAGTCTGGTGCAAAGCATTGGGCGAAAAATCTGGTACAACTGACAGACAAAGCGATGGTATTGCTTTTATTAGAACTATACTGGTATTACAGGCTGTAATTACAAATTTTTTTATAGTTGCTAACATAATCCTGAATTGGTACTAAAGTTTACCGTTGACAATGCCGATAACATATGATATAATCATATGAAAGAGGAAAGAGGGATACCATGCTTAAAAAACTTACTTGGTTAGACTTACTAGCTTTTCTACAAGACTTAAAAGATCGAGGCGAACTACCATCTGAAGATGATGTTATGCTCCATAATTTAGAAACTGACGACGAATATCCTTGTGATGTTTTTGAAGTTGATAATAAATTAGTTATGAGCATTAACTGGGACATAGAATAGGATTTGTATAATGTTGCGTGTTGAACAAATTAATACTATGAATGATTTTAGTAATGCTATAGCCGATTATCTTAGTGCTGAATATGGAGATATCACTAAACAAATACCTGTTAATGATGAATTTAGAAATATTTTAGGCTCTATTATTAATAGTTGTTATGATGATGGAGAAAGCATTAATAATACAGCAAGTCACATTATGGAATTTATTAGAGAGATTCAATTATGATAGCTTCAAATCACAGAAATGACGTTATGCATGTCTCATGCAATCATTGCTCTAAAGAATATGCTATTTTTTTAAATGAAAAAGATTTTGATGAATGGCAAGAGGGAGAAGCATATATTCAAGATGCTTTGGCTTATCTTACTGCCTCAGAGAGAGAATTATTAATTAGTAATACTTGTAACGACTGCTGGAAAAAAATGTATGGAGAGGATATGGATGATGAATAAAGCCTTAGAATTTCAAGCGTTTGATCATTGGTGGAGAGAAGTAGCACAACCTAGAATGGATCATTACATTGATGGTTATCTAAACTCTAACCCAGAATATACTGAAGAAGACGTAGAAGATTACAGTGATAGTGGCTGCGTTCATCGAATGATTCACGAAGGCGAAACAAATAATATGCTATGGGAAATTTGTCAGGAAATATTTCACAAAGGATATTCTGGTGAAGATTGGATTCTTGATATGTCAGATAGTTTATTCTGTGAACTAGACGATATTACACAATTAAGTTATGAAGCAGGACAAAGGTGCGGAGTAGAAACATGAAATATCTTATTGAAGAAACTGATATGGATATTGTTCTTGATGCCCTCGATTCTTTGCATGAAGATATGAGATGGAACAATAAGAATGAAAACAATGTTGCTCCATATTCTTATAATTTAAAAGAAGTAGAAAGATTATACTATAGGTTCGCTAAAGAGGAGGATCAATAATGGGAAGTGATATTTTTACAGAAAGTGCTGTAGCTGTTGAGATGGTAAACTTTCTTCGGAGAAATGAAATCAAGAAGAAAGCAAACAGAGAATTAATTGCTAATACTTTATATCAAGAAAAATATATTGATGAAGAAGCACTTGCTACTATGGTTAAAAACAGAGATGGATTTATCGAAACATTTACTGCTGAACTTAGTATGGAAGAGGGGGAATACTCATCTGGATATGAAAATGATCGTGAACGTAATGAATTTATGATTAGGACATTTTGCCAGCATACAGGAATTGATGTTGATGATTTACCTGAGTGGAGCATAAGAATATTTGACAATAGCAGGGAATCAGGTTATGATATAATGACTGATGTTCTATACATTATGTTTGAACCTTACGATTTGTTTGAAACAAAAATGACAAAGCTGGGTGAAGAACTCGCTAATACATTACAGATGGATCATATTACCGAAACTACTTGGACTGTTCATTCTTACTAATAGGAGAAAATTTTTAATGGAAACTGCTAGCTTTACTTCAGAAGTTTTTGCTTTTATAGAAAATACTTATAATAAAAATTTACTAAGAAAAGTAAAAAATAAAGACAATACAAATACTGTGGATAAAATACTATCTGATAGTTTATCTAAAGAATATTCTGTCGAGAAAACAGCAAATAAAATTATAGCTATGCTCAGATTAAATCCATGAAAAAGAAAAGATCAGAACAATTTGTTGGAAGGTTTTCTGCTAAAGTCAGAAAGTATATATTAATAGAATATAATTTAGTATATAATAAAATATATAGTGATATGCAGATAACAAAAGAAGTAAGAACATTAATGTCAGAATATTATTGGGGTGGTAATAACATTCCTTTTACTGCTGGTCAAATAGTTGATTATGTAAGAAGTAAATATAAAGATGAATGATCCTACATTAGATAATAAAATATCACAAATTGTAAAACTATGCAATGAAAAGATTCAACAACAATTTAAACATGAATCTACTTCTGGTTACTATAATGACTATGATGACGGCAGAATCGTAGGGCAAGCGGCGTTGGCGAGAAGAATACTCAATATTATAAATAAATTAAATAGATGACAGAATTTCTTATAACAGTAGCTATTATTATAGTTTTAGAAACAATAGCTTGTCATTATTTTAATAGATATGATAGATAGGTGTAAATATAAGTATCATGCCATTATTACCTCTCTTGAAAACTACAGGGCTTATTATGATACTTATAACAGTTTGCAGAACTTTGTTTTATCAATTTTTATTATTATTTGTAGGAATATCTATAGGATTTATTGTTAATGCAGAATGGGTGGGATGGAAGTATCCTATTGTTCAAACTTCTTTTTACAACACGTTTTTTGCTATGGACTTTGAAGATGAGGGCGTATTAGAATGGTTATATGGTACGGGACAATATAAAATATGGGCATTTAATCATTATCCTAAAGATTTTAAAGTTATAGAAGAAGCAATGGCGGCAGAAGAATGGTATTGGTGCAAATATAGTTATACAGATAGCAATGGAAATACAAAAATAAATATAGACCATACTAGAATTAGATGGAAACCTTGGGAATATTATTATGAAGATGAGGCTAGAGAACCTTGGGATGATGAAGACATGATAGATTATCTGGAGAACGGTAGTTTAAATAGCCGAGAAACAGATAGGGCTTTCAGACTCAGGGATGAGATGAGAGGTATATATAATAATCATATTAAATTTTAACAAAGAAAGAGGAATGTTATGAGGACATTTTTATTTTTAACAGTTGCATTGTGGAGTTCTGTCGGATATACTGGTGAGTGGGTAGCAAGCGTACCAGTTACGCCTGCACCACCACCAATGGTGGTAACAACTCCTGTTCCTACGGTAACTTATACAGTACCACAACCGACAGTAATTTACGGTTTGGTTCCGTATTACTATAATGTTCCAGTAGTAACAGAAAGACGCTGTTGGTTTTTAAGAAGAGAAAGACAAATTACTTATCAACCACAAGTACAGTGGTATTATCAACCTATGTATGTAAGATAATGGATATTAGCAATATATTAGAGATAACTATTGCGGTAGTTATAGCAAACTCTATTGTGAGGATATTATGGAAATAACATCTGGTCATATATTAATTACAATAATTGGCCTATTGACATTTTGTGGATTGGGCAGTATTATAATGTCTATATTGACTGAAAATCAAGAAGATCGTCCTGTTTATATTTCAAAACCTATAGATAATATTTCTGCTGATATATTAGAGGATAATTATGACGAATGAAAACCAAGAAATAATATTTCTGAAAGATACGGATACTCAAACACTAACTTCAATTAATAAAACTATTTTGTTTTATGTAACTTATTCGGAGGATTTAAATGACTAGATATGTTAGAGCATTAGAAGCAAGATATCAAGCAAAAGTAGAGGAAGCCTTAGCCACAATAGATTTATACCTTACAAAATCTGTAGGGATTGGTGAACATCCAGATATTCTAGAGGTTCTAGATACTTATGTAACTATGTTAGATGAAAATCAAAGCAAGTTAGACACTCTTAGAACATTGTTTACAAATAATGAAGAAGAACAACAAGATAATACAAAAACAAGTACAAAGTAAAATATGACAATTAGCAAAGAACAAAAAAAGAATATTAAAAAAGAAGTAACTTATCTTGAAAACAAAGAACATATCCGAAACTTATTAGAACAAGTTGGATATGAAAATGTTTTTAGATACATGGTTGAAGATTTAGATCACATTGATGATATTAATAATACTCAAAGTATATATTTGTTTGAGATTATCTCTATGCTAGAAAAGGTTCTTGAAATCTATCCAAGATTAAAGCATGTCTGAAGAATATAAACAAATGAGCAAAAAAGACAAGCTACCTTTAAAGTATGCTTGTGTTCAACCAGATATTAAACAATATATATCTCAAGTGCTTGATGGTATGGGTAATTGCCATGAGGTTAGAGGACACATAGATGATCTTTATAAATTAATAGAGCATCAAATGCTGCAACAAATGAGGCAAGAAAAACAAATGATTGCTATTAAACATATAGACGCATGGAAAAGATATGATAAAAATTTGGATGAGTATGACCCTGAGACTAGGAGTTATAAGAAATGAATTGGACTAATATAAAACGATGGGCTAAGGATAAAGGATATAAGGTTGACAGAGAAAAATCTGGTGACGAAGCTAATCCTTATAATTATGAGTGGAAATTATTGGATGATCCTACAAGACATGGTGCTACAAATAGCTTGAGTAAAATTGCCATGAATATCTACAATGATATTACAGACAATAAGCATGTAGAACATCAAAAAAGATATGCTCAAGAACAGCTACAGAAAGAAATTGACTATGAACGATCAGCATGGTAAAGATGAGCCAATTAAAAAACAATCAATAACAATGACCACCATTTTTGGTAAAGCTATAGAAGCAGTTGTTGCTTATGTTGTATTGTTTTTCTTTAGGCCAGTATGGGACAGATTAGTTAAATGGTGGAACAAAGACAATGAAAAATAAACTCAACGAAAATCATTATGCTACATTAGTAAATGCATCTCCAGACGCAGAAAAAAGTATAGCATACTGTGCTAGAGTGTCCAACCCAAACAATCAAGATAATAAAAGTATTGCTGGCTTACTTAATTATTGTATTAAACATAAGCATTGGTCTATCTTTGAGATGGCATTTATGACTGTTGAGATTAATACTAATAGAGGTATAGCAGCACAGGTATTAAGACATAGAAGTTTCACTTTCCAAGAATTTAGTCAAAGATATGCAGACACAAATGATCTCGGCAATAATATACCATTACCAGATTTGAGATCACAGGATCATAAGAACAGACAAAATAGCATAGACGATCTTGACCAAGAAGTAAAAAACAAGTACAATCTACAAATGAGAGAATTATTTGCTAAATCAAAAGCATTATATGATACTATGCTGGCAGAAGGTGTTGCCAAAGAGTGTGCTAGATTTATATTACCTCTAGCTACTCCTACTAGGTTATATATGAGTGGTAGTATTCGTAGTTGGATTCATTATATAGATTTAAGAAGTGCTAATGGTACTCAGAAAGAGCATCAAGATATTGCACTAAGTTGTAAATATATTTTTATGACGAGATTTCCTATTATATCTGAAGCATTAGGATGGATGAATTGATGATTGAAGTTATTATAACTCCAGAGATATTATCAGAAGCAAAAGAAAGAAACGATAGATATTATGAGAGGTTCGGCCACTCTGGAACACATAGAACAAATAAAGAGAGACAAAGAATGACAGGATATTTGGCTGAAGCGTGTATTCATAGCGAATTTCCTGAAATCAAATACAGTGATGACTATTTTGTGGATTTTATTTTACACTCTAGCACAATAGATTCTAAAGCACAAGGATGTAACACTAAGCCTTTAGACTTTTATAGTGCTACATTGTATGAGGAACAGAGAAATAGAGATACAGATTATTATATATTTAGTAGAGTAAAAAATGATTTTTCTAAAACTTGGATATGTGGAATAGCATCTAAAACTAAATTCTTTCAAATAGCGACATTAAAAGAAGCGGGACATAAGACTAATAATTTTACCTATGACCAAAGTAGATACGAAGTACAGTATAATCAATTAGGAGATATGTATAAATTTATTAAGTGGCACAATGAAACCACAAATACGATATAGATATTCTAATAACTTATTAGATATTTTAAATGTAAACAAAAAAATATTTTTTCATCAATCGAGTTTTTGCTACAATAAAAAACTAGATTTTATTTTAGACAACAACAAAAAGATATTTATAGGATTAAAACATAAATTCATTACGGAACAATCAGATACAATTACAGACAATGTACTGATGGCAGGTTCTATTGTAGTCGATTTAAACGGAGATGTTATCTATCTAGATAATCAATCTGGAACTTATCAATTTGACGCAAACAAACTAAAAAATTGTCTAGATTTACTAAATGAAGTTATTACGATAAATCATTGTTCGGTATTCTGTATAACAAACAATAAAACTGAAACATATATCTATAATAAATATTTTACAGAACCCAACAAATCTAATATAAAAAATAATGTATATCAAAGATATTTAAAGAGATATGGAGTGTTTAGAGATAATTGGATTTTAAAAGCAAACGAATTTCAAGCTGAAAAATACATTTCTTTAAATCAAGATTTATCTGCTAATCCTCATATAAAATATAAACCAGAAAAAGCAAAAATTCATTTTTTAAAATTCGGTCAATATGAATGCGGAAGAATACTTGATTACATTTGATATTCGGTGTATTCTATTCAGAATGGAGTTAAAGTTTGCTTGACAGGCATCCGATATTATTATATAATCGGAGGTAGGAGACTAATATGCGTTTTGGATTATGCTGTATATCACTAGACTTGCAAGAACTTGAGCAACCACTCAGGTTTCAAACTATGACATTTAAACGATTTAGCCAGCTAGATCGTTCAGAAGCACTGTCTACATTAGGTTCCAGAATACTAAATAACATGGAGGTTACAAATGCTACCATTCTACACTGTGCAGAGCATGACTACTGTTATAGGGTCAGTAGCGATCTTTTTCCTCTTATTACCTATCGCGCTGCTAATATTACTCTCAGCGATCTGCCTCAATACTCTGATATATTACAAGCCATAGATAATATAGCATATACTATACAGCAGCATAATGTTCGCATTAGTTGTCATCCTAGCGAATTTAATGTATTAGCATCTACAAACACAGATGCAGTAGATAGAACTGTAACAGAACTCAATTTTTATAGTAATTTTCTTGACATGATCGGTTGCCCAGCAGATTATAATTCGCCTATGAATTTACACATCAATAATCGACAAGGAAGTAACGATGAGATTACCAAGCGATTTATACAAAATTATAATAGACTTAGCGATAATTGTCGTCACCGTATTGTTATTGAAAACGACGATAAACTTAATTGCTGGTCTGTAAAACAACTTATAGAAGATTTTCATCCTAAAACTAATATCCCAATTACATTTGACTACTTACATCAGAATTGTCACCCAGACACTTGGACTGAACAACAAGCATTAGAAGAGTGCTATATGACATGGGGCGAATATAGACCTTTGTTTCATTATAGTGAGACATGCCGCGATCCAGAAAATACAAATCCAAGAAAACATGCAGATTATGCAGAAAATTCTTTCAGTACATATGGACTCGACTTTGACTTAGATATGGAACTTAAAATGAAAGATAAAGCTATATCTAAATATTACGAAGGGATGTTAGTTGCATGAGTGGATGGTTAATCGTTTTGACCGGATTAATTTATCTATATGTTAGTTTGGAACAAATATACAAGGGTAATTTGGGTATGGGTATAGCATATTTGGGATATAGTTTTTCAAATATTGGTTTATATTTATTAGCTTCCAAATAAGGAGATTTATAATGAAAGAACCTGAACGTATTCCTCTTGATCCTAGCACACCAAGACCTGCTGATGTCGAAAAAATTCCAATGCCTTCAGTCTATCCAGAAACTATGTCTGATGACGTTTACTCTTCAACAAAAGACGAAGGTGGTGCAGAACAAGCCTTCTTTAATTTTATACAAAAAGCTAAAGAGAGCAAACGAAGATATAACGAAAGATTAGAAAAACAATCTAAAGATTCAACTTGACAACTGCCGATAGATATGGTATACTGGTAGTATCGGTTTAATTTCACAGGAGAATTGATTATGCCCAAAGGTAAAAAGACTTGCGAAAAATGTGGACATGAGTGTGGCCCAAGAGCATATATGTGTCCAGAATGCCAACATCCTTTTATGTTTGCTGTTCAAAGCAAAGAAAAGAAAACCACTCGAATGATTAGGAAGTTCGATTGGAGAGAATTACAAAAAGGCGATAGAATTAAAGCTACAGGAGGCCCATACTCAGTAGTAGATGGAGAATATATTCCTATGGGATGTAGAGGTAAGTTTACTGTGCTGGGTCTTGATAAGAATGGTATTATAGCTTATGGAGTAAAAGAAGGAGGCTTCTGTCATATCTGGATGGGCGAAGACGATATTTCTCCACTAACAAAGGTTCATAGAACTAAACACAGACTTGTTAAATTACAAACAAAAGAAAAAAAAGATAATAGAAGGAATCAAGTACCTAGCATGGTGTAATTATAGTCATACCATAATCTATCTTTAAAAGATTAATATAATGAGCGAATATAGCATAACAGAAATTTCTAATTTTGCAGAGACTATTCGGGATGGTGCTGCTTCAGATTTATCAGGCGGCAAATACGATAGTAAAATTATACATACATTTATTACTTTAAATCAAGTAATTAATATTATAAAAAAAGAAAGCCTCGGTTTAGATAATGATGGTCTATTTGTAATCAATGAAGGAATATTTGATAATATTTTTGAACAAGTTAGTTCTATTATATATCAATCTGCTTTGTGTAAAGTAGCCTCACAAGACTTGATACAATGTGCTTGGGACGACGAACAAAATAAAATGGTGTTTTGGGTAGGTTCTAATAGTGAAAAAATTATTGACTCTAACCCTTTTTGATATTATTATAAAGGAAATGTTGGTAAAGTTTTTGTTAGTGACGGCGAAATCTTTAACTTAGGACTTTAAAAACAGTCACAAAAAGGTAGATTAAATGACAAAGCAAGATAGAGTAATGAATTATCTCAGAAGAGGAAGAACTCTCAGTCAAGATAGTGCTTATAGTATGTTTGAAGTAGGTAATCTTCGAGCAACTATTAGTGATATTAAGCCTACTTTACAGTCAGAAGGACTTGCTGTAGTGCGCTCAACTGGTAGATATGGAGAAACCAGATATGGAGCAACAGCAATGAAGAAAAGGAAGTGTAAGAAATAATTTCAAATAATTATAGCGGCCCAATAAAGGCTCAAGGGTATATCTTATATATCAAATAGATTTAGATGGTTAGGCTTGCCATCCCGCTATTTTTATAATACCTATTTAATGTTGTTTCACTATGGATAGAATACACCCCGCGACATGGATTTTATGGGGTCTGCTTATGATTAGCATAGCAACCAACTGGATTCAATCGTCGCAAATAAAAGAACTTGAAAAAGAAATAGCACCCGTTATAATAAGACCGCAGATAAGAACTTTTGAATTAGCACCAAAAGAAAGAATTATATAAGGGGGCGTACTGGTTTCGACAGGTGAATAGAAGTATAGATCGCATCGACTGGTTGATCTAAAGGCCAGTTTAAAAATAGATCACATTTTAGTTGCCGATACTTCTGTATTAGCACTCGCTGCTTAGTGAGGGAGGTTGCCTAAACCTTCTCGCCCAATTAGGCTGACTCCGATAATCGGATAGGGAATTTATACCTGAATTAAATATAGAGATAAGTGTAAACACTTTGACGTTGGAAAGACAAATAGTTTTGTCTGATGTATTAATAACAACAGACTAACGATGTAGAAGTTTATATGGAATTTACACTGGACAGGGGTTCGACTCCCCTCGCCTCCACTTATGAAAACTAAAGCTATTCTTATATCGTTGTTGTTGCTTTTAAACGGCATCGAAACAATTCGGCATAATCAGGTATGTAGGTTTTTAATAGACGGCAGACCAAAGAAGATAGTATACTTTCATAGTACATTTATGTTTACACATATCGAAATTGAAGTTATTGAACCAGAGATAAGAAAAGATTGTGCTGCTTTTCAATGTCTGAACATATATTTATTTTGTGAAAACCTTCACATACATCATACATTTCATTGGAGATATATTAAGTTTGTAAAAACATAAGGTGTATATTATAGTGTTGAGAAAATATAACACTATTGGAGATCACCTATGTTTAAAAAATCTAAAAGGCATTTAGCCGATAACAACATGGGATATTTAGAGCATTTTATATTTGCTGCTGGACATGGAATAAACTGTATTAAATCTGGGCTACTTTTAATAATTCATGGATTGATTCCCGGCGTATTAGCGCAAACGGGTTCTAAACTTACCAATAAATTAAATAAAGTTTTTACAGATCAGAATGAATATCTGTCTCTTAAAACCAGAGTGGAAGCATTTAAAAAAATAGTATACCATTATCAATCGAAGTTAGCAGACAAGAACTAAAGACTTGACTTTGCATTGACGATACTGTATACTATACGGACAGGATTACACAAGGACTCAGGATTTTATAATGAACAGCACAGAATATGTTATGGCTATGGTTAATGAACTGCGTAACAACAGCGGCACTATTGCCAAGCAAGAAATTATTACCAAGTATTGTAAGGCAGGTAAAGAGGAGGATAATGGAGATCAACTTCATGCTAGAAATGTATTAAACCTAGCACATAATGACTATCTCATGTATGGTTTGACAAGTAGTCAAGTTAAGAAGCGATCAGACTTATCTTTCGGAGATTGTGAACCGGGATATGGTTTGTGTCAACTGTTTAGCGATTTGAACAACAGAAGATATACAGGACATGATGCTATCAGGATTGTTAATACTTATATCAATAAGCATCCAGAACAAGAAGAACTTGTACATTGTATCCTAGACAAAGACCTAAAGACTAAGGTTGGTGTTAAACTTATTAATAAAGTTATTCCTGATTTTATCCCAGAGTTTAGTGTCGCTCTTGCAGAAAAGTATCAGCCTAAATTAGTGGAGTGGGAAGATGAGTGGTTTGTATCTCGTAAACTTGATGGGGTTAGATGTTTGGCTATTGTCGATAGTTTTGGCAATACTACTTTCTACTCCCGAACAGGCAAAGAATTTACTACCTTGGGTGTTGTTGCCGATGGGATTGCAAGTCTTGGTTTATCTGATGTTGTGTTTGACGGGGAACTCTGTTTAATTGACGAAGATGGCAACGAAGACTTCCAAGGTATTATGAAACAACTTCGTAAGAAAGAACATACTATTGAAAATCCTTCTTATAAAATCTTTGATATGATGACGCAAGACGAGTTTAAAGCAAAGAAAAGTGATGACAATCTTTATCAAAGATATAAAGAACTATTGTTTACTATGGAGGATAACGAATGCCCTTGTCTATCTGTATTAGAAATGGAGATAGTAAATAACGACGAACATTTCCAAAAGTGGGTATCTAAAGCAGATGATGATAATTGGGAAGGTGTTATGCTTCGTAAAAATGTACAATATAAAGGTAAGCGTAGTAAAGATTTGTTAAAAGTAAAGACATTCCATGATGCAGAATATCAGGTGGTAGATACAGAGATGGGAATGTTTCCCTTAACATTAGATGGTAAAGAATGTGAAGAGGAAATGTTGTCCTGTGTCTACATTAAACACAAAGATAATGTTGTCAGAGTAGGTAGTGGGTTTACTATAGAGCAAAGACAGGACTTTTATAAAAACCCTGATGCTATCTTAGGCAAAATTATAACCGTACAATATTTTGAAGAGACTAAGAATCAGGAGGGAGGTATCAGTCTTAGATTTCCAACATTTAAAGTATTGCATGGTGAAATGAGAAGTGTATAAAATATTTAAATATAATCAATCGGATTACCCTTTTGTAAAACATATATCAAATTTATTTGGTGGTCACAAATTAGAACTATTACATAATAAAGACAAAAAAGAATATAGTTTTTTTGACAAACCCTCAAAAGACTCTGATACTTTATATCATCAAATTTTCTATGATAAGATGAGAAGTGGATGGGAAGATTTTCTTCATACTTATAAGTCTTTCATAAAAGAATTTGTACAAGCAGAAATCCAAGAACCTATTATCTATCAAAAATGGCCTACGTTTAGAGTTCATTTACCAAACAATTTAGCTGTTGGTGCTTGGCATACGGATTCTGAGTTTAATCATCCAGATGATGAAATAAATTTTTTATTACCTATTACTAGAATGTTTGAAAGCAATACAATTATCACCGAAAGCGAACCGGGACTAAAAGATTTTAAACAAATAGAATTGGAACCGGGAGAAGTTTTTATGTTCAATGGTAATAAATGCACTCATGGCAATTTACCAAATCGCACAGGAAAAACTAGGGTGAGTCTAGATTTTCGCGTTTTAAAAAGATTGGATTATAAAGTTAGTAAGCAAACCTCAATCACTACTGGTACTAAGTTTATATTAGGAGAATACTATGAGTGATATAATTTCAATAGATGAATTTTATCTGTCTAATATAGTGGATGAAAATTTTAGTGAAGTATTATATGCAAAGATGTTTCCAGAAACATCGGATTTCTATCAACCTTATTGTAAAAATCATAATATTGGGGAAAAAGAAAGACTTTATTATCACTATTCTTTGTTTGGAGCAGAGGGTTATACGTACCATAATGACGATAATGCTTTATTAGTTCAGGCTATATTAGCAGCTAAAGGAATATCACTTACCAATACAGCAGGGAATAATCTTGAGGTACTCGAACTCACTAACTCTATAGTTAATCAAATTCTTATAAAAATTCTAAAATTATTTAAAAAGAATAGGGGATTAAGATTGTGTCAATATTATAAACAAAGAATGGATTTTTTAGAGATGCTTGAGTTTTTAGTCGAGGGTAATATTTTTTCCAGTCTGATTAAAGGATGTTCTGATTTGGAGGACGAGATATTATGATAGCATCAATATGTTGTTATTTTAATTGGGGTAATAATCAAGTAAGAAAAAATAATTATATAAAATTTAGAAAGAAGTTTCGACACCCTTTAAAAACCATAGAGATATGTTTGAAAGAAAGGGATTTTTTTATAGATGACAGTACAAAGATCATAGCTAGCCACGATAACATTCTATGGCAAAAAGAAAGAGCATTTAATCTATTATTAGAAAACTTAGATGAAAAATACGATAAGATTTTATGGGTTGATACCGACATATCGTTTCAAAACTATGATATGATGCAAGAACTGGAATTAAAATTAGATCAGTATGATATGGTTCAACCTTTTGAGACTGTCTATGAATATCATGATTCTACTATTTCTGCAAACAGCTGTTTAAATACCAGTGGATATGCTAAGACATTAAGAGATTATACAGATACAGGTGCGTCAGACTGTTACGATCCTGCTTTTGGTTTAACTTGGGCCATTAATCGTTCAATCATGCCTAATGGTTATTTTTATGATAAGCATATATTAGGGTCAAGCGATTTGCTACAAATTCAGTCCGTAACATTAGACATACTTAATAGGTCTTTTATAGGAAATTACAGTGACGATATAGTTCGTTCGTGGATTGATTACTGTAGGAAAATGCCCGCAAAGCAATATAATATAGGATACTGTTCTGGTTGCCTAGAGCATTTTTATCATGGTAAAGTATTAAATAGAGGATATAGCTATAGAGAATGTTTATTAAATAAATATGCTTTCGATCCAAAAATACACTTAGAGATAGACGATAATGGTTTATATAAAATATTACATCCAGAACTCGAAACCTCTATCTCAAATTATTTTAATAAAAGAAATTTAGCAACAACACGAGAACAATAAGGTTTTAATTAATGAAAATAATTACTACCATAGGCCGTGCTAGAACAGGTTCTACATATTTCCATCAGCATATTAAACCTGTCGAAGACATAACATTTAACGCTATGGAATTTTTTGTAGCATGGAATATGACTCACTTTAAAAGAGTTGTTACTAATACTTTTTTCAAATATGATATACCTTTTACCGAAGCATATAAACGCTATTTTTCTAAACTTTTAAATGCGCCTATAAAGGAGGGTAATTTTCCTGCTTATAATTATCAAATGCTGTTGGATGTGATAGAAATTTTAAGAAAAGAACATTATAAATATTTTTTTCATAAGGTGATCCCGACCAACTGGGTTTCATTAGATCATCCTACTTTGTATTCAAACATAATAGACATTTCAGATAGGCTTATTGTAAATTATAGAAAGAACATACTAGATGTTTTTATAAGCCGAGAAAGATCACAAAAAACTCGAAAATGGACTAGAATAAGAAAATACGATCCAATTTATGATCAAGAATTTACTTGGAACAAAGAGGGCTTCTTAACTTTTTCAGAAAACTACATTTCTTTTTACGATGACGTATTGAATTTAATTAAGTCTCACGATATGAAATACAACATAATATATTATGAAAAATTAATTCAATCTAGTGAAAAAGAAAGAATGGAAATAATTAGTAAGGCGATAGGACACGAACATCCTCTTAAACAGCCCATAGTAAAAAAACAATCTCGTATAATAAAACAAGTAGATGCTTTTTCTAATAAAGAACAATTCCTATCAGAATATGAGACCATTGACGAATATTATAAAACTTTAAATTTAATGTGAAGGTAATTACTAATGAACTTATCCATACAAGAATTTTACGAAAATAATATAGTCGATCCAGACTTTGACGAAACACTACATCTCAAATGGAAACCTGAAGCAAAAGATTTTTATCAGCCCTTTTGTAAAGAAAATAGTATTGACGATAAGCATAGGTTGTTTTTTCATTATATGTCTCATGTATTGCCTCAAGAATCTCAAGATATAATTAATTTCTATTTATATCACGATGTTGACAAGGATTTCGACCACAAGACTTATCTACAATCAAATCCACATACTAAAAACTTTTATAAAGAATATTGTGATAAGAATGGGATAAGTGATAGAGAAAGATTGTTTTATCATAGTTATTTTTACTTTTCCGACGATAAGTCTAAAGCTGAAAAAATACGCATTACTAGCTATGTAGATTTACTTAAAAGTTATTATTTTCGTATTAGACATTTAGCCGATCTTGAATTAAAGACTATTGATCAATTTCTTCCTTCACACAGAAGTTTTGCAAAACAATACGATAAATATCTAAAAAGAGGCCAAGACATATCTAAAGATAGTAGTATTTGTGTTGTTGGATTAGCTAGAAATTGTGACGAAGCATTAGAAAAATCAATTAATAGTATTCAAAGTATTCAATGTAAAGAGTTAAAACTTTTTATCTTCGAGAATGACTCGGAGGACAACACTAAAGATATATTATTAGATAATGAAAAGAAATATGACAACATGCAAATAAAATGTATTTCAAATAAAAGAGAATACCTGCAAGATATGTCTCTAAACAGAACAACTCATTTAGCAGAATATCGAAACATTTGTATAGAATGGGTTAAAGATAATTGCTCAGACTATGATTATGTTATGGTGCTAGACTTAGATGCTGATCTCGGATTTTCTGTAGAGGGTATTTATAATAGTATTGGGTGGTTTCGTAGTTTAGATAATGCTGGAGGCATAGGTTCATATTCTTTGTGCTTTAATCGGCAAAGGCAGCTGGCCCATTACGACTCGTTCGCTTCCAGATTGAATGATTGGGAACCTAATATAGATTATGATAAACAAAGACGGTGGTTTACAAATTGGCATCCATTAATCGGTTCCGATCCAGTTCGTTTTAATTCTTGTTTTGGTGGATTGTCGATCTATAAAACAGAGGCTTTTTTATCTGGAAGATATGGAGCAGAACTTGGTAGTGAGCATGTTCAATTTCATAAAAAGCTATACGAAAATGGATACAAAATGTATTTAAATCCTAGTAGTAGATTTTTTGCTGTATTTAATAATTATAAGTAGGGTGTGTCGTGATAAAAAAATCTTTTGTAATATACGGTGAACGTAATAGCGGAACTAATTATTTAGAGACTTTACTAACAGGACAGTCTTATCATTTATTTTGTCCTCAACCAGCTTTTATGCACATTCCTGTTTTAAATACGTCATACTTTGACGATTATAAAATTCCTACAGAAAAACACACTGTCAGAAAAAATAACTTTGGAGCAAAACATTTTTTTGGATTTTATGACGAAAATATTAAAATAGAATCGGATGTTATATTCATAGGGATTGTAAGAAATCCTTATGATTGGATTGTTGCTCTAAGTAGAAGTTTACATCATGTTCCACCAGAAAATCATGACATAATAAGTTTCTTGACTAATGAATGGTACTCTATAGATCACCAAAAAAAAAGCAAAACATATGGAGAAGAAAAAATGCGAGATAGAGATTTTGAAACTGGTCTTCGTTATGAGAATATATTTAAAATGCGAAGTAAAAAACTTCATTATTTATATAATACTATGCCAAACATAGCAAAGAATTATGAGTTAATAAAATATGAAGACTTTTGTAATGACCCTTGGAGTATCGTAACAGAATGGAGCAATAAATATCATATTCCTATGAAGATGCCTATAATGGAGCCTATAGAGAAAAAACCATACCATATAGAACCAGAGATAAAACAAATAATAGATAAAGGCATTGATTGGGAGATAGAAAACAAGCTAGGGTACTTTATAAAAGACTAGGAAGGTTTAATTAAAGAAAGCAGACTTGACAGGCCGATCAGGAGGAAAGAGTATAGATCATACTACGATTAAGAAACAAGAGGTATCGTTGAACAAAACCTTTCTGATGAATTAGAATTATTAGGACATAAATATCAAATGACTATTACCCATAGTTTTAAACATATACCCAGCTCTTTCCGTTGCATTTATCTAAAACCAAATCAAGGCTTAGGCAATAGATTATTGTTACTAGATTCTGTATATGCTTTTGCTAGAGAATTTCAATATAACCAAATATATTTATGTTGGGTTAAAAGTGAGGGTTTTTCTGATGAGTCCTTTGGTGAATTGTTTGATTTGGATCAACTACCTAATAACATATCTCTAATTAGCGATACACAATACAACGATGCTGCTAAAGAATTTCTGAATTTAGATCACTTTTTTACACAAGACCTAAATACTTTGAAGTATGTTACAGATATAGAGATAAAAAGATTATTAAAATCTGTTAATACTTTTTGTTTAAACTCTTATGCATCCATAGACTGGATATTTGATATTCAACTTAAACATAGATATATGTTCTTAAAAAATTACATACATCCATCACCAGAATTACAAAAATACATAAGCCAATGTGATGTGGATAAAAATTATATAGGCGTACATATTCGTAAGGGTGACGCTATTACTGGCCCTTGGTCTAAACACTACAAAGAATCTAAAGACGAATATTTTGAAAATATTATAAGAGCATATGTTGATACTCCAGTTTTTTTATCTACAGACTCAGAAGCAACCGAAAAACACTATACACAAAAATTCGACAACATTGTTGTTAGTAATAAAAATTTTACAGACCCTTCTTTAACAGTAAACGACAATAAACCACTGCAAAAAGAAGCGACAATAGATATGTTTCTGCTTTCTAAAACTAGAAAAATTTATGGTACAAATTGGAGTACATTTAGTGAAATATCTAGTATAGTTGGACATACTAATTTAGAATTATTAACAGATAAAACCCCAACTAATTTGCAAAGAAAAACAAATATTTCTGTAGTTACAGTTACTAAAAACAGAAATAAAATATTAAAAACATCCATAAATTCTTGGTTAATTCATAATGATATTAAAGAGATAGTTATTGTAGATTATTCATCAGATGATTTTGATCAGGAATATTTTGAAAATTTAGACCCAAGAATCAAAATCATAGAAGTTAAGGGTGAGGAATATTTTAATTTATCCAAGGCTTATAATATTGCTATAGACAATACTTCTAATGATATGATTTTAAAACTTGATGTAGACTATATAATTAATCCTTATAATTTGTTATCGGATTGGCTACTTATTGATAGCGATAAAAGTTTCATTACTGGCTGTTGGACTGAAAAGAACAAAGATAATGGAATTGGTTTCTTAGAAAACTTAAACGGATTTTGTTTTATTGATAAAAAACATTTAATTCAAGTTAATAAATATCAGGGCAATCAACATGGATACGGATACGATGACTGCGATTTATACAAACGGCTAGAGGGTATAGGGATTCAAAGAATAACAATAAAATTCAATAAAAATTTTGTTCCAATATTTCATATACCACATTCTGATGATTATAGGAGTAAGCACTATAAAAATAAAAATATAGTAGAGTCATTACAAAAAAACCAGAAAGAAACATTAAAATGATAATATCTCATAGAAAAAAATTTATATGGATTCATTTACCAAAGTGTGCAGGTACTTCAATAAGAAAATTGCTGCAAACCAATCCTATTTTCCAAACGGATATTCACCCGATGTGGCACACAAAAAAAGATATAAACTGGAAAGAAGAATATCCAAAAGTAGATACTAATTTGTGGACGCACTCTTCTGCAAGTGATATTAAAAAGTATTTAGATGAAAGAGGGTATAGGTGGGATGATTATTTTAAATTTGTTTTTATCAGAAATCCTTGGGAAAGGGAAGTTTCTGCGTATGAATATCATCGACAGGTTATGAGCAAAAATAAATACCCAAAAGATTTTAATATCAAGAACATAGAAATGGCACTAAATCAACCGCCTAAAAATTTTATTATGAGAAGTAACCGGTGGTCTCCACATAATTATATATTTGATAAAGATGGAAAACTAATGGTTGATTTTGTTGGCAAAGTAGAGAATATAGAACAAGACTTTAAAAAGATTGTTAAAAAAATATTGCCCGATGCTCATATAACACAATGGAGATTGCCCCATATGAATGCAACCACTAAAAATAAATCTTATAGAGATTACTATGACGATGAAAGTATTGAGTATATTAGAAATAGAGATGCAAAGATAATAGAATTAGGCAATTATAGTTTTTAGTTCAAGAATACTACTTGACAAGACGATAATAGTAGTATACAATCGTTAGTATCACAGGACTTAACTTTTGGAGACTATCATGGAAACTTTGGAAACTAAACCAGTAAAGCAAACTACATACTCTCGTTTTAAAGCAGACGATTTCTTTAAGACATTTCCCTCAGAAAAAATTCAAGCATACAAGGAGTACTGGGAAAGTGTACGACCACAGAATGATGGTGATATTTTTAGGCGTTATCTCTTTGCTTATTGCTCTGTTCATACAAGTTGGCAGGGGAATTGTCGTGGCTACAATGCCATTAAGAACTACGAAGAGTGGGTCGATAACAAAGAAACACTATTAGACAAACTTAAAAATTCTGGGGTAGGTCTATACAATAACAGGACAAAGTATATCTGGGACTTTGCTACTCAGTTTTGGAAAAATCCTAAAGACTTTTATTTTACCACTAAGAAGTATCATGTTAAAAAAAGAGACTCTATTGTTGATAAAATTGTTGGACTTGGAATGGCTAAAGTTAGTTTTGCCTTAGAGATGATTCATCCCAATTTTGCTAGAGTTTTATGTGGAGATGTTCATCAATTAAGGCTTTACGGTATGGAGCATTTAACCTATAATAAGAGTAAACAGGGTATTACTAAATATAAGCGCATGGAGCAACATTGGAGTGTTAACTGTGGCAAACTAAAAGTTCCTTCCTATATTGCTAGATGTGTATATTGGGATGCCCTGCAAGAGAAAGAAGATAGCCGTTACTGGTCTTATGTTTTAGAAGGTTGAGTATGAGTCAAAATAAAAATGGCAAAGGCGACACAAATAGGCCGAAAAGTGTATCTTATAAACAGTGGTGTAAAAACTATGAAAAAATTTTTAGGAAAAAAAATAAATGAATCATACTTTACTGGATGTATTAAGCGTATGGTGGATCGTGGTTTTAGTGGATTTAAGTGTGGTATACTTTTTTGTTAAACTGACTAGAGATAAAGAGTAATTGGTGTAATAATAATTATTGCATAAAACTATATTGAGGAGATATAATGTCAGACTCTAATCAAACAGCAACTATTAAAGATATTCATAAAGCAATTACTCAAGCTAATTACATAGCAAATACTCTAGAATTAGAAAACCAAAGACTTAAATATCTGTTAGATAATTTAAAATTAACTGAACAAATTTCTTCTTAGAGGATTATTATGCAAGAACTGTCTCATATTATGGCCTTAAAAGAAATATATATATTATATGGCCTTAATCCCGATATTATAAACAGCTTAACCGTATCAACTCGTTAACTGCTGATTCGGTGTATTATTATTTTAGAGTATTTGTGTCTTTAAAATAATTGAGGTATATAAAAAAATGAGTAGATTGCACAAAAGTAAAAATAAGATGATATTTGGAGTTTGTGCTGGTTTAGCAGAAACTTTGGGTATTGATCCTGCTATAGTTAGAATTGGTTTTGTGGTTGGAGCATTGTGTAGCGCAAGTATACTATTTTGGGTTTATTTGTTGATGGGCATTATATTACCAACCGAAAATTAACTTAATATACGATATAGGGGATCAATCATGTCTAACAAAACCACTCTCTATATTGTATTGATTATTCTTCTATTGTTAATTATTAAACAACAGGGGGCTTGTGTTACTCCAGAGAAACCTAATCCTCCTGTTACTGTTATTGATACAGACGACAATGTTCCGGTGGTTATCCCTAAGTTAGAATCTAATTTTGTATATGACGACTTAGATAAAGCTAAAGCATTAGCGTCTTTTCACAAAAAAAAAGTTGTTATAGTATTCGGTGCTGAATGGTGTCCTTATTGTCGAGTATTGAAAAAAGACTCTAAATCAATAAAACAGTTAGATAAATATATTGTTTGTTTTTTAGACACAGACAATAAAAAATCAAATCAATCAGATATAAATAGGTACAAGCCAAGGAATTTACCAACATCTGTTTTAGTAGATAAGGCAGGTAAAGAACTATCTAGAAAGATAGGATATAGGAATAAGGATTATATTAAATGGTTAGAATCACAACCCTAATACTATTATCTTGCTATGTAGTATTTATTTCATCATCTCAAATTGCTTTAGGTAATCAGAATGATAAAATTAAAACTGCTTCAGAAATGCAACTAAGATCAACGCCAATAGATATAGATATTTTCTTGTTAGAAGAAAAAAAGAAATTAGATACCAATTCTGTATATAGTAGAGTTATGAGTTGCTTTGCTAAACCTTTCGGAAATAAACACGGTAGAACTACTAATGTACACGAAACTGTTCATGGTATTAACAACGCTCTGAGTAATAGCAAGCAAGGTTACAGAGGATTTTATTGTGGTATGTCTAGAGGTCTATGGTTAAAAGAACCTGATGTATCCATGATAGACATAATTCCTAACATACCAGATATACTAAAAGAATATCGCTATACTTTATATTTTGTTAGTCAATTAAAATACTGGCAAGATGTGGGTCTGTATCCGGTTGATGAATGGAGCGCTTATATATGTGGTGCTGAATGTGCCGTAGATGATTATACTAGTAATGTGTTGAATGATAAAAATAAATCAGATAGTGTGTCTGGTGCTTTAGAGTTTAGTGTGTATTGTACAGCATTAGCAAAAACGATTAAAGAAAAGGACAGAGAGTACTGGGAGAACTATCCTAAATTTAAAAACACTATAAAATTCTTTTTAGTACGTTCAGAAAAAGTATTCTTTGAGGGTAGATTTATATTCCCTTCTGAAAGACAAGAAAATTTACTAAATAATTTACAAAATCACCCTAAAGCTAAACCTATTAGAGATTTTTTAAACAAAGAATTTGATGGAGTATTTATCAAATGAATGATTCTGATAGTGTATGGCACATGCCCAATCTCTCTAAATTAATAGATTTGCATAATGAAGCTAGAACTAATAATTCTTGGATGTGGAATCTTGATCCATTGTCTATGAATATGGATTTAATGACTTTCGCTAGTGATTGGGCCGAAGAAATGGCTAAACGTAGTAGATTAATACATAGCGATATGAAGGATATAATGTCTTTAGGTTTTTCAAGTGTGGCAGAGAATATAGCCTATGGACAAAAGACAGAAGACAAGGTTATGAAAACTTGGTTAAAAAGTCCCGGTCATAGAAGAAATATACTAAGCACATCTGTAGATAGTATAGGGTGTGGATTTTATTACAATAATTCTAATATTATTTATTGGTGTGTCTGTTTTGGGAAAAAGAAGTAATTCATTTCAGTTTTTCCTATTGACAAGCCGATATAGTATGATATAATAAAGTTGTTATAAGCAAACATTTGGAGAACACAATGACTGACGAGAAGCAAAGAGTTCATTGTTCTAATGAGAAATTTTTGGAAGCAGTTTACTCAAGTAAAACTTATGCCGAAGTAGCAAGAAAAACAGGACAAAAAGTTACTTCCACAATGGCAAGATATTCTAGAACAAAGAAAGCATTACTTAAACAAGATATTAAACTTCCTAGAATGGAAAGAAAAAGAAAGTTCGGCACTTTAAGCGATGTCGATAATATGGTGGAGATTGTAAATAAATTAAAAGCCCAACATTTCGGAACTAACTAATATGAGGGGCTGTATTCCAATAGGCAGAGAAAACGGACTTAAAATCCGTACAGTGTCGGTTCGAGTCCGACCAGCCCTATTCAATAAATACAAAAGTGTTTTTGTTTTACCTTAACTAGAAAGATAGATGATGAATAGTAAGAGTTACTTTATTGTAGCAGCGTTTGCCAGTTTTGTTTTAAGTGTTTCGCTTTGGTTTCTTGGAGATCAAGCTGTTGCACATGAACAAGGTATCTTTGTTGGCCTATGGGTTCCCAGTATCCTTGCATTAGGGAGTTATTTTAATGGATAATTTCGCACTTTTTGTGTGCGGCATTGTGGTTACGCTCATCGCAGGGATGGGCGTAATCACTTCTCAGGTCTTTATGGGATATTTTAGATATCTAGAAACAGAAAGACTTAGACAATTAAAAAAGGCCCAAGCACAGATACTAGAATTACAAAGAGAACAGGAGAAAGAAAATGGAACGGTCGAACAGACTGTGTAATGCGTTTACATTGAATACTAATAATAAATCTGTTATCAAAGGTTTTGAAATTATCACCTGTAGAGAAATGAATGACTATGGAGGTGGTACTATGATACAAGAATTAAAAACAGCAGAAGATTTTTTAGATACTGATGAATTTGGTATAGACGATGCATTTTATAGAGTGTTCGCAGTATACAAAGATGGTTATTTTAGAAATAGAAAAGCCATAGGAGACTACTATAATATAAAAGATGCTATGCTTTTAATTGAAGAACTTACAGGTAATCCCGTACATATCTACTCTTATTAATATTATGAACAAAAAAATATTACTTACGGGAGGTGCTGGATTTATAGGGCATCACTTCGTAGATTATATCCTTAAAAATACCAGTTATGACATTGTAACTATAGACAGATTAGATTATAGCGGCAATCTTAATAGACTGTATGAAGTAACTAATCAGCTTAACAAAACAGAACTCCATAGAGTAAAAACAATATTCCATGATTTAAAAGCGCCTTTAAACTCTCAAATCTCCAAGTCTATAGGAGATAATATATCTTACATTGTTCACATGGCAGCAGGAAGTCATGTTGATAGAAGTATAGAAAACCCTTTAGAATTTGTTATGGATAATGTTGTAGGCACAGTTAGCATATTGGATTATGCTAGAACCTGCACAAACCTAGAAAGATTTATTTACTTTTCTACCGACGAGATATTTGGGCCTGCACCAGAAGGTATTAAGTACCAAGAAAATGATAGATATAACTCTACTAATCCTTATAGTGCTAGTAAAGCGGGAGGCGAGGAATTAGTGGTAGCTTATGAAAATACATATGGTTTACCTTGTTATATCACTCATACTATGAATGTTTTTGGAGAAAGACAACATCCAGAAAAATTTATTCCTATGTGTATCTCTAAAATACAAAATAATGAAGAAGTAACTATACATAGTAATCCAGAGAAAACAAAAGCAGGATCAAGACATTATATACATGCCAAAGATGTTGCTGATGCTGTTTGGTTCCTTATGAATTATGACAGTAGCAAATTAGTCTCCGATGATTTTGGTGGTGCTAAATGCCACAAATTTAATATAGTAGGCTCAGAAGAAATAGACAACTTAGCGTTGGCCCAAATTATTGCTAATTCACAAAACAAAGAACTTAAATATGAAATGGTAGATTTCCATACCGCTAGACCGGGACATGATTTAAGATATGCTTTAGACGGGACTAAAATGGAACAGATGGGTTGGAAACCATCTTCTGTTAAAAACAGACTCGAAGAAGTAGTGAATTGGACTATAAATAACGACAGATGGCTGTTTAATAAAATCTAACAAAATACTAATATGCCGGAATGATTTAAGAGGGTATTATAATTTTTTAGGGTTATAATATTTACTTTTTCTATAAGGAATACAAAATGAAAAATCGCAAAGGTTTTACTCTCATCGAATTACTGGTAGTTATTGCAATCATTGGTGTTTTAGTAGGATTATTACTCCCTGCTGTTCAGTCGGCAAGAGAAGCAGCACGAAGAATGTCTTGTGCTAATAATCTAAAACAACAAGGTTTAGCAGCACATACAAGTATGGATTCACAAAGATATTTTCCTGCCGCTTCTTGGACAGTTGATTCTGCTGGTAAATCTTCCACTGGTAATCGTTCAGGTACAGAACATAGTTGGAGAGCCTCATTGTTATCACAGATGGAGCAAAGAGCGATAGCAGATCAATATGATTTTAGTAAAAACTGGTGGGAACAAAATGCTACAGTATTAAGCGCAAACTTATCTGTATTTAAATGTCCTTCTGCTATGCTTCCTGCTGGTGGTTATGCTAGTGTAGATGGCCCTACTAGAGATGACGACAGTGCTGCTACTACCATGAATCCCAATAATCTTGGATATACAGACTACGAAACCTTTACAGGCATTAAAAGTAAAGTTTTTCCTGCTGCTTCTGATATTTATGCAGCAAAAGATAGGAATGAAGGTTGTTTAATTAAAGACGCAGTAACTAGAGATGCTCATATTAGAGATGGGTTTTCTAATACTTTATTAATTATAGAATGTGGAAGTAGACCCGATACTTATAAGGCTGATACTAATAATGGAGCAACTCCTACTGGTGCTACTAATCAGTGTATTGGGTGGGCAGATAGTGTTGGGCCTTTTAAGTTAGATGGTATGGATAGCAATGGAGATAAGTGTAAGAATTGTGCTGGTAATATTCCTTTTGGAGTTACTAATAATGGTGAAGCATTTAGTTTTCATCCCGGCATTATGAACTCTTGTTATGCTGACGGTTCTGTTAGAACCATTAATGAGAATGTAGACTTATCTGTATTTGCTGCTTTACTTACAAGAGCAGGTGGAGAGACTAATTAAAGATAAAAGTTGGATTATTGTTGTTGGTTTATTTACTTTAGCACTAGCAATGCTTCTCTTTATTCCACCAAGAGAAGTCTCTAGTGAAGAAAAAGTAAAACAATGGAAACCTAGAGATTTTTATTTGGTCTACAAAATGTGGACTGATGAGGAATACAGGAATGTAAATGGTAAATAACGATTATTTGGTAGATATGAGTTGGTGCGACTCTGGTGGGTATTGCGATTTTATGCCCATCAGAGGAGAAAATAATCTAGGATTTAAAAGTTTTAAGACAAAAAAACGAGCAATAGAATCTATAGATAATCAATTAATATTAGCTGAATTTGATTTAGCCCCAAGAGTCGTCACAGACCTTTGTAAAATTCCATACTCATATGATCCAGAACTTTTAAAACATTGGAATCCAGAAGAAACTGTAACCTCTTGGGGGTATGTGACAGAGAAAGCTATGCTTGTTGATGTAGACGATACTCCTTATAATAAACTACAGTGTCTTGTCAATAAGATAAAAGATAAAACAGGTTTTAAATTTTGGGATTGTCACTGGACAAATATTGGCTATATTAAAAAAGGCAGTAAAAGATTACTGGTATGTATAGATACAGGAGCAGAAAGTTTTACCCCATATTGTAATGCTTGGGGTTATGAAGAACCGGGGCCAAAATGTCCATACTGCAACAAGTATCAATGTTATTGTTCTGTAGCTTTAACTCATGAGGATTGTATTTAATGAAATATGTTGTAACGGGTGGTGCTGGATTTATTGGTTCTAATTTAGTTGATAGGCTATTATCTGAAGATCATGAAGTAATTATTGTTGACAACCTTTCTACTGGAAATCTTGATAATATTAGTGAACACGTTCATGAGTGTTTTACATATAAAGATATCACTATGGCTCTGCCTCAAGAATTAAATAGAATTTGCGAAGGTGCTGATGGCATCTTTCACATGGCAGCATCTCCTAATGTACAAAATTCTATAGAAAATCCTGTATCTACTATTAATTCAAATTTAATTTCTACAGTTAAAATGTTAGAAGTAGCCAGAAAATATAATATAAAATTAGTTTATAGCGGATCATGCTCTTGCTATGGTGACGCTGTTGATATACCGACAAATGAAAACGAAACAATAAAACCTCTAAGTCCATATGCTTTAAATAAATATCAAGGAGAGGAATATTGTAAGCTATATTATAAAATCTATAATATAAATACTATATGTTTAAGATATTTTAATGTATATGGTTGTAGAATGACGAACACAGGAGCGTATAGAAGTGTTTTAAGTGTATTTTTAGAAGCCTATTTTAATAAAAAACCTTTCAATATAGTAAATGATGGTAATCAAAGAAGAGATTTCATTCATGTAGATGATGTAGTATCCGCTAATTTAGCAGCGATGGAATGCTCTAATAGACAAGGAGACTCTATAAATATAGGCAGTGGTAAAAACTATTCTGTAAATGAAATAGCAGATATGTTTAAATCACAAAAACAATACACAGAAAAAAGAATAGAGCCTAAATTAACTTTGGCCGATATTACAGTGGCAAAAAAACTACTTAAATGGGAACCTAAAATAGAACTAGAAAACTGGATCAAGGAGCAATTATAATGCCTTATATTAAAGAGAATGCTAGAAAAGAATTAGACGAATGTATAGAATCTATGGTAGATTGTTTGACTCACGGTAATGAAGAATTAACAAGTGAGGAATTTGCTGTTATTTGCGGTGAAATTAACTATACTTTTAGTAGAATAATAGCCAAAACTATTGGTCAAGTATCTTATACTAAAATTGCTATTGCTACTGGTGTATTAGAGAATATAAAGCAAGAACTATATAGACGCATGGCATCTCCGTATGAAGACAAAAAAATTGTAGAAAATGGAGATATCAAAGAATACAAGGTTATTTAATGGATACAGATAATCAAAAACTACACAAATCCATACTAGATAATAAAAAGAGTATACAAGATATACAAAAAGATAATAAAGATATCAAAAAAATACTATCTAAGATAGAAAGAAATCTTTCTTTACTTGTTAATAAAATACAAGAATTTGAAATTGTCTTTGATGCTGCTGAAATTATAGAAGAAGAAATAGAGCGACAAATAGAAGATTATAATACAGATTGGTCGCCCTACAATGACGAAGATTTTCAACCAGAAGAATACGAAGACTACGATCCTGACGAAGATACACATGGATTTTGAAGATTGGTTTGAATTACCTGATGAAGATTTAGAATATCCTCTGTTACCGTGTGTAGATAGTATTTGGACTGAATAAAAGATTAATGCTTGACAACATCTATAGACGATGATATACTTAGGCTATCACAGGACAATAACTTTTTTGGAGACTATCGCAGATGAAACTTGCAGATCGTACAGTAGAAATTCATTCAAACGGTGTTGACGCTAGTAATCAGTTTAGCATTGCACAAACCAGCAAAATGTTTAAGATTTTGTCAGACTCGTTGTATTCTGATAAAGTAATGGCAGTAATTCGTGAACTTTCTACAAATGCTAATGATGCTCATGTGGCATCAGGCAACAGGAATCCTTTCAAGGTTAGTTTACCTACACAAGCAAACCCTAACTTTACGGTGAGAGATTATGGTACTGGATTATCTCAAGAAGATATGGAAGAACTCTATACAACTTATGGGGCTAGTAACAAGAATGACAGTAACGATTTTACTGGTTGTCTTGGTCTTGGTTCTAAGAGTCCATTTGCTTACACTAAAAGTTTTAGCACAACTTCTTTCTTCAATGGCAAAGCGTACAATTACATAGCTGCTATGGATGAAGGTGGAGTGCCTAGTCTAAGTCTGTTTGGGGTCACTCATACTGATGAACCTAATGGCCTTGAAATCAGTTTTGCAGTAAAGCAGAGCGACTTCCAAGAGTTTACTAATAAGTCTAAGAGAATCTTTCATTACTTTAAGACTAAGCCAATGATGGAGGGTGGTACTTGTAAACTTCTTCAGAACCATGAGTATTCTCATACTAATACTATTGTAGAAGGGACTAACTGGCGTGTTGGTAGAATATCTGATAATGACGACAAATATCCTAGTACATATAACAGTCCCGGTGCTGGTATTGTGGCTATCATGGGTAATATTGCGTACCCAGTAGATTCCGATAAAATTATCGGCAAAGAAGAACAAGAACAAAAGAGTGATGCTATTCAGCGATGGAATAGAGCATTCAAGAAAGCCGATGTAGACAACTGGACTAATCTAGTCAAAGAGATATTAAACTCTGGTCTATATCTTGAGATCACCTGTAATATTGGTGAACTAGAGATGGATGTTAGTAGAGAAGGTCTACAGTATACTAAGGGTGTTATTAAAACTCTTAGAGAAAAGACCCAAGATATTTATCTACAACTCAAGAGCAATATGTCAACAAAGGTTGAAGAGTGTACTAATCTTATAGATGCTTACCAAACATATTATAAGCTGGCTGATATTGCTGGTGGATATACTGCTGGTGCAGAATGGGTCAATGCAGAAGGTAAGAAACATGATTTGTCTGCTGGTGAAGACTTAGATTATAAATTAGGTAAACACAAACAGTTGTATGTTATTAATTATCGTACTGCTAGTCATCGTTCCAAGAGAATGTTGTATCTTACACATAAAATCCATCATGAGACTTTACAAGGCAGATCATCAAACTACTGGGACAAAACCCGTAAGACTAATCCTCTAGCCTTCTTTGTCTGTGACACTAGAAGTCCTGAGACTGCCAAGAAGATTGCTATCAGATATTGTAATAAGAATGATTGCATGGCGTATCTTATGGTTGACACTCAAAATCCAGCAGAAGATTCTGGTGAGGGTTTCGCTAAACTTATTAAAGATATTGGTGGCGAAGAGAACGTCAAGAACATCTCTGAATACCGTAGTCTGCTACAATCTAGCACCAAGGGAAGAACTGGCACTGGTGCTGGTATGATTAGTAAAGACGAAATCTTTCTTCTAAAAAGTTCTAAAGATTATAATAAGAAAGAGTGTTCTAATCTTAGCGGTAATAATCTCAATGATTCTGCCCAACTTAGCGAACTGAGCGATAGTCTGGTAGAAGGACTAGAAGATGCTGAACAAGTAATATATGTTCCTATCACTAGATATAAGTCTGTTAGTCCCTATCCCAATATTCATAACATCTATGGTTTAGCACAAAAGGATAATGTTTTAGGTAGTATTTTGTTTAGCAGATATAACATCTATGCTATCAAACAAAGTTCAGTAGCTAAGTTACAAAAGCAGGGTATTAACTTAGTATGCTTTAATAAATGGTTTAAGAGTAAGGCTGCAAAAATGTCTAAGAAATTAAGACAAGAAGTAGGTAAGTATGATGCAGTCATTAATCATTGTGATAAAGAATATTCTACCTCAGACTTTAAGAAGCAAAGAAGTTGGCACAGCAGTCCAGAGCGTTCAGATAGAGTTCTAATGGCTAATCTTTTAAATATCTATGGCCTTGACTACAAGGATTATATTAAAGATGAGACAGTCACTCAGGCGATGGATCAGTGGCTACTTATATACTACTTTTCTCAAGTTGCAAATAGTGAATACTTTAATCTTAGAGTATTTAGTAGACAAAGACTTGAACAGCATGTAGACAATATAGCAAGTGTATATAATATCACAGAAGGTGCAAAGGATATTAATGCTAAAATGCTTAAACTAAACAATATGCTTTTTGAATTTAAGAAACTGTATGGTTACGAAGAGTTGCCAACTGGCAACAAATCCCGTAGTCAGGCAATCATCAAGACCCTGCCTAAAATGGATGCTCTTAGAAAAATTCTTAAAGATACTATTGACAAGTCACCGATACTAAAGTATATTGTTAGTAGTAACGATGATTTGGATGTTGAGAGGATCAAGACCAATGACCCTACAGATATTCATAACACTGGTTACTATGGTCGAGACAAATGGTTTGACAATGTTGAACTCAGCGAACTGAGAACAGCAATAGGAAATTTGGTTTAGGTTTTAATCACAGGAGTTTAATTATGAGTGTTCCTTTCATGTGGGTTGACGGTAACTTAACGGTGATCTTAAAGAATAAGGCTCACCAAGTAATTCCAGATCATACTAATTACAAGCTGATTCTGGAAGCACTACCAACAGCAACAGAAGATGAGTTGCTAGAACTGGTAGACATTGAGAAAGCTGTTGCTAGTTTTAGTGACGGACAAGTATCAATCGTAAATGGCAAGGTGATGTTTGAAGGTGAAGAAGTTCACGGTAGCATCAGTAAGAGAATTATAGAATTTATGAGTAAGGGTTTGCCTTTTGAGCCTCTTGTAAAGTTCTTGCAAAATCTTATGGAAAATCCAAGTATGCAGAGTCAGCAAGAATTGTATGACTTCTTGGAGCATGAGAATCTTCCTATCACCGAAGACGGATGTTTCCTTGCATACAAGGCAGTCAATAGTGATTTTAAAGACAAGTGGAAAGGAACATTCGACAATAAGGTTGGTCAGGTCTGCGAAATGCGTCGAGCAAAGGTAGACGACAATCGTAAAGTTGGATGCTCACAAGGTCTTCATGCGGGAGCCTTGAACTATGTTGCTAACTATGGTAATGTTGATGCTGGTGATAATATCGTAATTGTTAAAATTAATCCTGAAGATGTTGTCAGTGTTCCCAGCGACTGTAACTGCGAGAAACTTCGCACTTGCAAATATGAAGTAGTCGGTCTTTATCAGGGTGAATTACCAAAACCTCTTTATAAGGCAGAGTTTGAAGCAGACTCTTACGTTGATGACGAAGAATATCAAACTGTGTATGATGAATATAATGAGGATTATTGGGATCAGTTTGAAGACGATGATGATGAAGATAATTACGACGAATTTTAATGTCCTGTGATTCCTGTGATAGTAGGTGAGCAATTAGGGCTAAGGTGGTTCGATCCCACCACACCTCTTTAAAGGTTGATTATATAGTTTTACGGGGTATTATAAAGATAGTCAGATTCATTTCTTATATCGCATGAGGTATATATTATGTACGATCCAGACCCAGAACATTATGAATATGATGACGACGAATTTAAGAATTATCCTAATGAGTATAACGAATACGGATATCCTAAACAGTTTAAGTTTGATTGGGATGCTTGGGAATCTTGGCTATTACAAGCCATGAAAGATATCACAGAAGAAAATAACGTCTGGTATGTCACCAATAGTAAGTCAGATAAAAAAAGCGAAAAACAATTAGACAGTAAATATTTTGCATATCTTGGGAATAATTCGTTCCAAGAACCTATATGGAAAAATAAATATTTTGTAGTAAATGAAATAGATAAACAGTATAATGCTCATATCAGATCACATGCTAAACATTTTTTATCACAACCTCAATATTATAAATCTTTATTTGATATTATGAATTAGGAATAAAATGGAAAACAAAGACGACCAATGGTTGAATATAGTTAACTTAGATAAGTTAATAAATTTTAGTAGAAAAGTTGTATATGCAAATTTAGGAGAAGAATACACTGATGTTTCTGATGCGGGTTTTTTAGAATTAGTAGAAAACATGCCAGAAGACCAAAAGCAAGAAATGAACAGTATTCTTTCTTTGTCTGAAGCTAGAGCAATATTCAAACCCTTTGTGAGACAACAAAGACATAAAAAAACATTAAGTATTAAAACATCAATTTTAGAATCTGATTATGATACTATATTGAGGCAATTAAGCGAACGAATGATATCGAATATTGTTCGTAACTTGGTTAACAGAGGATTAGTAGAATCTGCGTTTGATGAAGAAAAGAACGACTTTATTTTTTGGGTTAAAAAAGACTAGTTATATAAGAATTGGAGCAATAATGTCTAATTGTGTTCGTCCGTCAACATTCGACGGCATTGTAGGTCAGCAAGATGTCGTACAACGCTTGAGGATCATCGTAGCTGGCTGTAAAAAAACAAGACAAGCTATGTGTCATACTTTAATAGATGGGCCTCCCGGCCTCGGTAAGACGACGATAGCTAGCGCCATAGCTAAAGAGATGGATGTTAATCTGTATACCGTCAATGCAGCTAATATTAGAAGTATTAAAAATATTATACCGTACTTGATGGGTCTTGAAGGCAGATCAGTTTTATTCATTGATGAAATTCATAGACTGCCTAAGCTAGTAGAAGAGTTTCTATATCCTGTTATGGAAGATTACCGTATGGATATTCTTACAGATGGAAAGCCAGAAACTATTGATTTGCCAGTATTTACTTTGGTAGGTGCTACTACTAGTGGAGGTAGTTTAAGTCAGCCTTTTTATGATAGGTTTGTAATTAAAGAACATCTTCAGTTTTATTCTGCTGAAGAGTTAGCTGAACTAGCAGGATCGAACGCTGATAAGATAGGAGTTGATGTATCTCCAGAACAAATGATTCAGATAGCTAGAAGAAGCAAAGGCACTCCTAGAATTTTAAATGCTAGACTACAGTGGTACAGAAATTATACTTCTTTTTATGAAGATAATGATTATACTATTGATGACATATATAATAGTCAGGGTATTGATGAAAACGGGTTTGATTCTAATGATAATTCATACCTAGAGGTGTTGAAGAAAAACAGAGGTAATCCTTTGGGTATTAAAAGTATATCTTCTATGACAGGTATTGCTATGGAAACTATCGAAAATAATATTGAGCCTTACATGGTTAGAATGGGTTATGTAGTTAGAACGCCTAAAGGTAGAGTAGTAGGAGGCGGTTGTCCATGAAAAAGAATGTGGTTATTACTGGTTGTGGAGGTAGATTAGGTCAGCAGTTTATTGGTTGTTACCAAAACACTTATAATATATATGGCATATCTACAAAAAATAAAAATAATACTTTCCAGTATCATCATATTAATAAAGGTCTGGGTAGATGCAACGAAATTATTGATAGTATTCCAGATATAGACTGCTGGATAAATAATGCCTATGCATATAATATGATCGACCCAAAAGAATATAGTCATGGATTTCTACAGGAACTTCATGTAGGATTGGTTGTTCCTTTTGAATCAGCTTGTTATTTATATAAAAAATGGAATACAAAGGGCGATTGGTCTAGAAATAAAAACATACTAAATATATCTAGTATTGCTGGAGTAAATTTTTATGACATTACACAAACTACTTATGGTTCCTGCAAATCTGCCATGAATAGAATAACTGTGGATTTAGCTAAATCTTTTACAGGCAAAGTTAGAGTCAATGCTATATGTCCCAATAGTTTTCCTTATTATGTTAGTTACGAAACCATCCTAAGCAGTATGCAAAACTTTATAGAGGGGACAGAAACAGCTACCTTGCACGTTCTAGACCAGAATAATAACTATAAAATAAACGGCTAAATTTAGCCATATTCTACTATCTGATTGCTCCATAAATACACCTTTTCGGTGTATTTTTTTTTGGAGATATATAATGTCAAACACTTTAGAAATATTACTGATAATAACTTTAGCCATATTAATTTTTAGTGCTGGTCTATATGTTGGTAGATTTATGAACAATAGTCATACAGAAACCAAACCCTCTAGCTTTTTGAAAAGCCAAGGCAGAAAGAATACTGGTCAAAATAGCAATATAGAAATTGATGATACAAAAGTGGTTTTAAAAGTAGACACAGGTGGTATGGAGAAAAAATTTGACAAAATGACAGAATCTAAAAGTGTCAAAAATGATATTTCTAGTTCTGTAAACAAACTTAAAAGCATGAAAGGTAAATAATATGATAGGTCTTGATGTCGGCACAAGTTTTATTGTTGCTTCTTCTTACAATGGAGATAAAATCGAGTTTAATGACTTTAGAGATGCCTTTTATGTAATTAAACCAACCACACCTATTGCTACAAAGATGGTAGAAAAAGGTCTGAAGGGTAAAATATTTATTAAAGATACAGATGGTTCTTTTGTAATACTAGGAAAAGACGCTATAGAAAAAGCAGTAGAAAGAAATGAAACTGCTCGCCGCCCTATGTATAGAGGCGTAGTATCTGTTAAAGAAAAAGACGCGAAAAGAATATTGGCTTATATACTAAAAGAAGTTGTAGGTCAAGCAAGCGAACCTAACGAAAAGCTGGTTTTCTGTGTTCCTGCGCAGCCAGTGGATCAAGAAGATGATGATTTTGACGTAGGCTACCATGAAGATGTAGTCAAGACTATTTTATCAGAAGTTGGATATGATGCTAGATCAGTAAATGAAGCTGAAGCATTATGTTATTCTGAATTAGAAGATAGCGATTATACTGGAATTGGTATTAGTTGTGGAGCAGGTATGACCAATGTTTGTGTTATGCTTAACGGCGAACCAACCGTAGTCTTTAGTACAACAAAGTCAGGTGATTGGGTAGACCGCATGAGTGCCGTAGCTACCGGAGAACCAGATAGTGTTGTTCAGGTTGAGAAAGAAGGTGGTGGTTTTAAAGTAGGCGAACCAAACGATAGTCCTGTATTAAGTGCAGTAGCATCTTATTACGACAGACTAGTAGAATATACAGCCAAACAATTATCTTCAGCTTTAGCTGGACACAAATCGTTACCTAAATTTAAAAATGCTATTAAAGTTGTAGTTGCTGGTGGTACATCACAAGCAGATGGATACATTGAGAAACTACACGAGAAATTATTAGCAGCAGATTTCCCTTTAGAGATAGAAGTAGTCAAGCACGCTGCCGATCCACTTCATTCTGTATCTAAGGGATGTTTAATTGCTGCTAGTATACTAGAGTAAGTAATTATGTATGGTAAATTTATCAGAAAATCCATTTGATTTTTTTCAACATATATACTGTATATCTTTACCTCAATCCTCAGATAGAAAAACAACTATATCTAAACATTTTGAAAATTTAAAAATAAAAGATAGAGTTGAATTTATATATGTCGATGCTCCTGCTGGAAATTTTAACAACACCAATTTCAAAAAAGCAGGAGTATTAGGATGTTCTTTGAGTCATATGAAAGCAGTATACGACGCAGTTGACAAACAGTACGATAACTGCTTAATTATAGAAGATGATACTTTTTTTAGTCAAGACTACCATAAAAGGATGTTGGTCGGATTATCTGAATTACCAAAGGATTGGGATATTTTGTACTTTGGAGGTAGTCCTCATGAGAAATTGATACCGATATCTTCTCAACTATCTACATCAGGCAGAATGCTCGGTACTATAGCTTATGGATTAAATTCTAAATACTACAATAAAATTTTAAACGCATATTTCAACAATATTTGTAAAAGTTTTCCTATGTGTTGTGCTGATAATATTTTGAAAAACCTGAATCAACAAAATAAATCATATACTTTCGATCCCTATATATGCGAAACACATGAAGGTATGAGTTTGATAGAAAATAGACACACATCATATCATAACTATATTTATGACATATGGAAAACACACAGTCAAAGAATGGAGTAAATTATGAATTTATTATCTATATTCAGAAAAGAAGTAAGATATGCCGTCAGATCACCGGGATGGTCTGCATTACGAAAGAAACATATAGAAAAACAACCATGTTGTCAGGCATGTGGGTCTTGTAAAAGGCCGGAAGTGCATCATATTGTGCCGGTTCATCTAGACCCATCAAAAGAGCTAGACCCTGATAATCTTATAACTTTATGCGATAAATACTGTCATTTCCTTTTCGGCCATTTAATGAATTATAAAAGCTGGAATACTAATGTTATAGAGGATTCTAAGGTGTATTATAATAAGGTTAAAAATAAACCCTTCAAATAATAATGAAAGGGGTATTGAGATGAAATACCTTATTGTAGCAATACTATTGCTTTTGCCTATTCAGGCTTATTGCGGAACTATTGACCCTACCGTTTCTGACGCTAAATATTTAGAGTACGGAGAGAAATATGAGTGTGTTTTACCCATATTAGGAGTCATGAATAATGATTTAAATGCGCAGTTTAGGGGGTCTTGCGTAGTAATAGATGAATATCACATACTAACTGCTGCTCATGTTGTACACAATTCCATAACTCAGCATGTAATATATAAAAATGAAGCATATCCTTGCTCAATCGTAGCTGTTCACGGAGATTATAAGTCCGGTGTTATGGGCAAAAACGATATTGCTATAGCTAGATTGCAAAGACCAATAAAATTAGACTTTTATCCCGAATTGTATAAAGACAGAGACGAAGTTGATAAAGTCTGCGGCCTTTCTGGGTTCGGTCATCACGGAGATTTTAATAGTGGATGGATTATGAGTACTTTTGATAATCAAAGAAGGGCTGGATCGAATATCATTGACGGAGTAAGTAAGAATGTATTACAGTACTCTGTACACTCAGGAGATAAAACAGAATTAGAGTTTTTAATATGTCCGGGAGATAGCGGCGGAGGTTTATTTATAGATAAAAAATTAGCAGGTATACACTCTTATGTTTCTGCCACTGATGGTAAGGGAGATTCTGATTATGGAGATATTGGTTGTAGCACAAGAGTAAGCGATTATGTAGAGTGGATAGAAAAAGTTAAAACAGTGCTTAGTGAAGCTATAAAAGCAGCCAAAGCAGCACAATGATTTACGAAATTCTTTCCATCAGACCATAACACTGTATAAATTTGCATCTATTCATATAGATTTGACGAAGCATATATAATTTTTCCCATTGAGAGTTGTGAAACTTAGTGGATATCTTAGAATTGAATCCAACTAATATTATCTCGTCACGATAATTTTTAACATCCATAAAGTATTCGTATGCTATCATTCCAGTACTTATATTTTTACCAGATGGATAACCTACTTTATTTCTTATGTTTGTTTTATTTGGATCTAGAATTCCTAGCTTATCATCATCAAAACGATATTTGTCTATTTCTCTTTGATAAAATCTTTTTGAAATTTCAGACATATAAGAAGGATGTGTATGAAAATATATCTTTTTAAATAATTCTTGGTCCTGTTTTAATTGCTTTATATTTGCGTATGCTTCTTTACCGTGTTTTCTCTCTGCTGTTTTCCTAGATATACAGATTTTATTGTCATAGTCAAGCACTTCTTGGAACCTCAAGGGCCACAAATAATTAAATAAAACCAGTAAGTTTTCACCGTTTAATTGTAATTTATCTATAGATTCTTGTGTGAGTTCTATGTTATTTGCTATTATGTAGTATTTCATATTGCTTTATTTTTCTTTATGATATCTGTAGTAGAATATCCAGGAATTTTAGGGAATAGCATAACATTTTTTACACATTCTGATCCTACAATTTGCTTATCTTTATAGTCATCTCCAACCACTATAGTTTGGACACTCAAAGACTTGATAAGCATTTTTAGTTCTGAATCAGAATCAAAAACAAAAACTTCATCTATCTCATTAATTTCTAAAAGTTTTTTATACCTATATGTTTGACCGTTAATAGGTCGATCCAAACCTTTTCTTTGTTTTATTCTTGTATCTGCGTCTATACCTACTATAAGTTTATCTCCCAATGATTTAGCATATCTAAACAACTCTATGTGTCCTTGGTGAATAATATCAAAACAGCCATTAGTCCATATTATTTTTTTCATAAACACAAGTTCCCTTTTTTCTTATTACTTGGTTGCAGCATTTTTGAGCATATTCTATTGCTTCTGTAATAGGATTACCGCAATCAATAGCGTAAGTAAAAGCTGTCGTGAAAACATCTCCTGCGCCAGAAACGTCAAAAGTCTGCAATACCTTAGGAGGAAGAAATTCTTGTTCATTATATAAAACACCTTTGCTTCCTCTTGTTATAATTATTTTTTTAATGGTTTCTTTATCTACTATATCTGCATTATTGGAGAATTCTTGTTCATTCAGTTTAATAAAGTTATAGCCTTCGATTATTTTTTTAGTTAATTTGCGTTTAGTATCTAAAACAGTTAGAGGTGCTGCCCTGCCTAACTTTTCTACATCTATATCCCAAAGAAAGCCTTTGCAGTAATCAGAAACTATAATACAAGAAAAGTCTAATTTAATCTCTGTGTTAACTCTAGCTACAGAATCGTTAATATCACATCTCAATAGCAATTGATTTGTTTTACTGTCTACATATCTAATTTTTCTAATTTCTTCAGGATTATTAGATATAAAATCTATCTGATTTTCCCAAAATATTTTAGCGTTTGCATGAGTGTTACCGGCCATTCCTAAACACTCTTTAAAACTTTCTACTTTTATTATTGGTACCGGGCCTTCTGGACATATTCTTTCACAAACACCATAAATATATTTGTCAATGCAAGAGTCTCCTATAACAGCATATCTTTTACTCATTAAAAAACTCCTCAGGATGTATAGTTTTATCATCTATAAAAATATCATAAGAAGGTTTTCCGAATATAATCTTATGTCTTTTACATCCCCATTTATTCAGCTGTTGTACAGTAAGTGCCTCATAATTTTTACCAGAAGCAGAACCTCTCGCAGTCCAATATATTATTGTATTTCCGGCTTCAAAAAGATTATTTATGTGTTGTATTCTTGTCTTAATGGGCTTACTGTTTATGTAATCTCCATTAAGGGTAATACAAATAGTATTGTCTATATCTACGTAATAATTCATTTGCTGTTTATAATCCTATATGAGTCGTCATCATCATGGTGAGTAGAAATTTCTATAAAGTCACACGGATAATCTAGATTACTAGTAAATCTATGAGCCACTCCAGCCTCTATAGTAAAAGACTGACCTTTCTTTAATATAATAGTATCAAAAAGTTCTGATTGCCAAAATTCTAATTCTAAGTTTTTAGAGTGTTGCAGTAAAAGTTCTCCACCAATAACGTAAAATGTTTCTTTCTTATTTTTATGATAATGAACAGAACACCACTTATTACTTAAAACATGCAAATGTTTTCCGCAATACAGATTGTTATTTTCTATCCATAATTCATAACCCCATTTTTTTAAAATTGTAATCATTGTTATTGTATAATATTGATATTTTGATAAGAAGGTAGTAATATATCATATATGTATTTTTTTTCTAATTTTGGCTGATGTTGATAAAAGTTTATGCTAGATGTTCCTGTAGTTGGACTTTTAAAGAAGTCAAAACCAAAAATATTGATTTTATGATTGTTTATATTTAAGAGAATATCTAAAATGTATAATATTGTATGCATACCAGTAGTTAGTATCAGTTTTTGATTGTAATTGTTATTAAATTCTTGTTGATTTTTTTGATAGTTAACATTTATAATCAGTCTATCTTTTAATTTATTGTACTGTTGTTTTTTGAGGCACAGATTTAAAAATCTTCGTATTCCTTCATCACTCCAATTATTCCATATAATATAATTGGGTTTAAGATTATTAAATTGTGGATACACTATATTCGGCCAAAATCCAGTAACCCATATATTGGTCTTATATCCTACCTTCTTATTTACAAGACACCTATTCATTCTGATGACACAATCATGACTATCTATAAATTCACCACGATTATAATTATTTATAGAAGTAGCATTTCCAACAATTGCAATTTTTTTGCTATTGTTTAAAAAATTCGCAATATCTATATGGTTTATTTTTTCCGTTGTCTCAACTGTAATCTTAGGCCTACTGATATCTTTAAAATCTTGATCATCATAAGTATGACTAGTATATTGTCCGCAAATTTTATTAGGCGTTATTGTTTTTAAGAAAAGATTGGCCGTTTGCCATTTTTTAGGAAATATAGCTATGTTGTTTTTATGTAGAAGTTCACACAGAGGTACGGTGTAACCAACTTGTGCAATCACTAAATTAGAAATAAAAACCAAATCAAACAAGTCCGAAACAGAAGTCTGCCCCATTAAATCCATGTCGCATTTTATTTTGTAGTAGTTGTTTGTTCCAATGCCTACAAAATAATAATCTTTTTTAAATTCAGATATAAATCGATTAATTAAATTTGGATTACAATCAACATTGTCTAGTCTCTTTTTATTATGTCTAGGTTCTATATATCTAACAATACATATTTTTTTATTATTTGGCTTATTTTTTAATATATTTTTAATAAAATTGTGATTTTTTATTTTATGTTCTTTATAAAAATTAATCTGATAAGGACAAGAGGAGGTTATGTCTTCTAGAATTGTAGTTTCTGAATTAGACTTATTAGGTAAGTAACTAAATATTTTTGCCTCATCATCTATGTTTTTTGAAAAAGGCAGCACAAGGCATTTTAAATCTTCAAAAACTTCTGGATAATTACTGTAAACCGCTATAGGCTCTTTAACATTATCTAAATAAGATTTTACGATCGGATATAAGTATATAGAATCTCCTAATCCGCTTTCTCCTCTTATGTGTAGCATATTATCTTTTCTTGTATTTTTTCTGGAAAACAAACGACATTATATTTTCTCTACCGCATACAGATTCTTGATCAGATACTTCCAGAATAATATAATTCATTTCACTAAAAAAACTAATTAAACCATTGATAGTATAATAATAATAATGTTCATTCGGCCTATAATGCTTGCTTTGTTTAACTTTGAGTATATTGTCAAATACAGGAATAGAAACTATTACGATTTTATTTTTAGGTATTTTATTCAGTAGTATGTCAGGATTCTTAATATGTTCTAAAACATCCCACATAGTAAAACCATCAATATCATCTAAATTTTCTGAATAAGGGTCCAGATATATATCTTTTTCTTTTAACATTGTAATAGCATATGGGTTTATATCATAACCAAAGGTTTTATTTTTATACTTCTTAATAAATTCACCAGAACCTATTCCTATATCTAGTACCGAATTGCAATATTTACTAGTTATATGTGTTCTAAACTCATTTAATTTTTTTGATATTTCTGTATTTTCGTAACTAATATATTTATTAAAATATTCTTTACTATAATCAATAGATAAAGACATATCTCTCTGATAAGCAACTGTAAAATCACTCAATATATTCAATGAACCAAATTCAAAACTTGGCTTAGTTTGCATAATAGATTTAGTCATTTATTTTGTGTCCTTTATCAATTCTAATAATATCGTTATTATCTAGCTCTACAAAGTATATTTCAAATGCTATGGTGTCCTCTAAAGCAGAAAATCTATGTTGTAGTCCGGGAGATACGGAAGTGCTTTGTCCATCAGCTATTATAGTCTCATCAATTAAATCATAATCTTTTTGCCAAACTTCTATTTTAAGCTTTCCTTTTTCTACATAAAACATATTGTGTTTATGTAAATGATAGTGTCTTGAACACATATAGCCTTTATGCACTTCTATGCGATGCATAGAAACATTATTTTTATCAAACAGACATTCTGTATTACCCCAGATTTTTCCCTGCCTCATATTGTCATCCTTTAGTGTATACTAATTATAACTACATTATAATAAACAAAGGAGATTACTGATGTTTTTCAGCCGCAAAGATTCGTTTCTTTTCCCGTATGTAAAAGAAGACATATATTCAAATTTCTCAGATCGTCAGCAGATCCCTTGGTCAATATCACAATATAACATACCCCGTTTATGGGGTAAATATACTGGTCAAAATGTAGTAATTGCCGTTATTGATAGCGGATGTGAACTAAATCACCCTGATTTAAGAGGCAACTATATAGAAGGATACAATACTATAAATAAAAATAAAGACCCACTTGACGAGAATGGTCACGGCACTCATGTAGCTGGTACAATAGCTGCTGTTAATAATAGTCAGGGAGTTGTGGGGGTAGCACCTGATGCAAAGATCATGCCTATTAAAGTGTTTGATAAAAGCGGAGCAGGATCAACGGCTAATGTAGCTAGTGCTGTAGAATGGGCCGGTAAAAATGGCGCAGATATTATCTGTATGTCTTTAGGTTCTAAACATGGTAGTAGACATTTAGAGAAAGCAATTATGGGAGCCTTGAATAGAGGTGCTGTATGTTTTTGTGCAGCGGGAAACTCTGGTGAAAAAACAGACATCCTCTATCCTGCTAAGTTTGAGTTAACGGTTAGTACAGGCGCCATAGATATAAATCAAAATAGAACACTATTTAGTTGTAGCGGGGAAGAGTTAGACTTTCTAGCACCCGGTGCAGATATATTAAGTACCATGATGAATGGTCGCTATGCGGTTATGAGTGGTACTAGTATGGCAAACCCCTATGTGGTTGGATGTGCTGCGTTGCTTTGTGAGTGGGCTAAAAAACACAGAATTAAATTAACAACAGCAAACGACTATATTGAATATCTTAAAAAGTATACTACGCCTTTAAAAAATGCAAAGTATAAAAATAACAAATCATATGAAGGTCATGGTATTTTAGATCCAAGAAAATTTAATTTTTAGTTTTCTCTTGATCTTTATAGTAGGAAAAATATGGTGTCTGTAGAGGGTCTACGCCTAACCGTTTCAATACCTTGACAGCAAATGCTCGTTCTTTTTGTATTTCTGCGTACTCTCTGCCATCAACATCATAGACACTAGTGTAGATAGGATACTGCTGATACTGTATTTGATTGTAAGTAGTCAAGCGACCTCCGTTGTTAGCGAAGTTCATGAATTTACTCATGCTATTACCAACCATTTGCTGTGCAGAACCAGTGGTGCAAAAAACGGATAAGATAATCGTTAATAAAATTTTTCTAAACATAACCAATCTTTCTGTTAAAGTATACAACTATATATAGTAGTCCAACGTAGCATACCTCACAAGGCGTCTTATGCTTGGAATTCGTTCTTGAAAAGTTTATAAAAACATTTCTCATCTTCACCTATATCATAGTATGCAGGATCTTCTTTTATGTCGTGCCACCATTGATAAAAATAAAACTTGTTATATAAATCGGGGTTCTTTAAAGCAATACAGGACAAAAGCTCTTCTTCTAAAGTGACAAGATTATTATCCAAACAAATCTGCAAACCTTCATCAAAGTCTCTATGTACAGAATTTATAGTTTTAGGATCTCCGCCAAATAAACCTCCTATTATATAATCTATATGTCTATTTGCTGAAGGTGCTATTAATTCTTTAATTCTAGGTCTTATAGGCATTTCTTCTTTTACTATTGTTAAAATTTTTTCTTTATAATCAGATAGAAACTTACCCATATTAGGAGTAAAAATACTAGCTTTATTCTCTGGGTAATAAAGTTCTGGTTTTGTTTCTTGCTTACTAAATTTTTCTCTACCTCCAAATTTTTCAGGAAAAATACCGTGATGAAATAATCCTGCATCTATCCAAAAGAAACTATTAGAATTATAATAATTATCATTAACTGCCTGATTTAACCAATAAAGCTTAGACAAACAAAGAGTGTGATTTCTATCGTTGTATGTATAAGGAATATCTGATTTTAACCTGTCGTTCAAAAACCATCCAGACTTTCTTTTTATATCTAATATCCTAGAGCCATATTTAAAGTCATTCAAATCTTGTATAATAATTTTATAGTCATCATCATGCCTATGCTTTTGCATAAACTTACTCAACTTACCAAATACTTTTTCGTGTGTATATATTATTATAGGTAAATCTAATTTCAGTATATTTAAAAAAGGAGGTGAGTAAAAATCAAAACACCATCCTCTGCCACCTATTATTTCTTTATGGCTATGGTGATATATTGCTGTAACTAAAGTAGCTTTACTGTCTATTTTTTTTGCAGTATCCATAGTCCATCAGTCTTTGAGGGAGATTTTTATTAGCATATAATTTCCAATTATAGGTCATAAGGTAGTGATTATCTATAACTTGTCCACGATTGATTGTTGACGGATCAGCTATTTGAGTAACGATTGGCAAATTACCACAAAAACAATTGAAATTTGGATAAATATAATCACTAAAAAATGTATCTATAGCCTGCATCATTCCGTCATTATTCCATTCTTTAAACACTAGAGGCCATTTTAAAACTTCTGATAGAAGAGATTTTTTATATATAACAGCACTTAGCCCATATATTTTGGTGTGTTTTTCTTCTTTAGGGGGCACATCTCTCAAACTAATCAAACAATCATTCCTATCCATCTTTAATGGTCTATGTAAACTGGGAGCTAGATGAAACATGTCCCATTCAACTTTATCTAAAGCTTTTAGACAATCCTCTAAATGTTGTTTTGCGTGAGGTAGAAAAAATATATCGTCTTCACAAACCATTAAGTAGTCAAGATTTTTTTCAATACCCAGTAAAGCTACTGCCATGTGACTTTTTGCACAGCCCACATGACTGCCAGTATTAATTCCGGGAAATCTATGATACTCCCATTCCATATATTCAAACTCTTTAACTATATGATTCCATCTATCTGGTCTATTGTCTAGATTTATAATAAATTTAGGAACACTATTGATATCAATCATAATTTAAAGCAACCCCGTAATAGGTACGGCCCAGCCTTGAGATTTACTATAAGGCCATACTATCCAACTATTTGGTTTGATTTCTGTTTGAAATTCTCTCCACACTTTACAGTATCCGTCAGGATCTGTTTTCATTCTGTGAATTTCATCTTTATTTGCATCTTGTCTATAAATATCATTTCCTTGATCATCCTTAAAGGCTACACACCAAAAATCATAATCCTGCAAAGGAACTTGTTCAAAAGATATGTCGATACAATGTCTAAAAATAGAAAGTAAAGACCCATAAAATTCTTCGTCTGATATATTATTATTGACGTTAGGAGCTATTTTGTCTTTAGTTTGAGGACTTATTGCTCTCTTACTAAAACACAACCCTGCATATTTTTCGTATTCAAGTAAACTTCTTTCAGTACCGAAGCCGTATTCTCCAAAATCTTCGTCTTGCTTTTCTCCATCCATGCCAAATAATTTTCTATTTCTTAAATGAGATCTGTCATTGGTTATATGCCAGTTATTGTGGTCATCCCAGTGTTTAGTTCTTCCTTTTCTTGTATATTCATGCCAACATATAAGCTCATTAGGATGAAATAAATCATAGCCATGAGTGAAAGCTCTAGCTGCTATGCTAATTTCTTCTCCATGAAAATACATATAAGGGTCATGCCTAACTTCAGTAGCAAACGACCCTAAAGAAAAAGCAAAATGAGCACTGTAAAACCTAGCAGGCAAAGGTTTAGTTGAGTCGTCATGATTATCAAAATTTGCCGGTAGGAAGAAAACAGCACCTTCAGGTATAAATCTATCAAAATTCATTTTCCAAGGCAACCGTACTCTAGATTCTGGATCATTGTCTGGGTCAAAGCTTGGTATATATGCAGTAATTAAAGGTTTTTTATGGCCGAGATCCTGCAAGCCTTTAATCATATCCTTGAGTTTAGTATCCCAGCCCTTAACAAATCTATGATGACTATCTAATTGTAAAGTGTAGTCTTCATTTTCATATAATGACTGGACGGCATTTCTTGCCCAACAAACTCCTTTCGCTTCTTTATAATTAATATCTATTATTCTTATTCTTTTATCATCTTTATATTTATCTAGATTATCCCATTCATCTTCTTCACTATGTTGCCAAGCTATTCCTACGTAGATATCGTCAGGATTATCTGCATTAGAAAACATGTCATCTAAGGTGGGCAATAATTGAGGATCTCTATAAGATGCTATCTGAACGAATATTGTTTTGCTTTTATTGTTTTTATTCATAAATCACTTTGTTTTTTTATTCTTGAATGTGTAGTAAATTCATATCTACGATAGGTCTATCTGAGTAATTAGTTAGAAAATCCTTGTCTTCTTCTGTTGCGTCTAATATGTATATTGGCACTTCTGAGTTTTTGGCATTATTTTTTATATAGATACCATAATCATATCTCAAACAGTATATATCAAAATCTCTATATAGGCTTAAAAACTTTTCATTACTAAGATCATACTGTATATGAATCTCATATTGATTGTCAAATTCAGCTTCTTGTTCAGCATTAAATGGTACTCCTACAATAACATCTTCACAATCATTATTAAATTTACTTAAAGTAGTTATTGCATCAACATAAGACATATGTTCTATTATGTCTCCAAAAATTGCTAACTGGTATTTTTTTAAATCTATATCTAAAGATATAACATTTTGATAAAAAACATTATTATATTTATCTTTCAAATTAAATTTTAGTATATATTCCTCAAACACTTCCACAGCATCTATGTTTTTATATCCCAAAGGATATAATCTATTATAGTAAGTACCAGCACCAGCACCAATGTCAATAATATTAGATTCAGTATTAATGTATTTAGTAATATATTCTATTGTTTGTTCTTTAAATATACATGTACTGACAGGCATTAGCTTTCTTTCCTTTCGGACTTTTCGTAATGCTCAGTTCTGTTATGTGTAATTGGACTAGCTAGTAGTATAGCTGGATTTATCTTATTCTCTTTAGTAAGAGTGTATATATGACTCATCCATGTCTGTTCATAAGGGTATTTCCATTTTGTATTCAAAAACATTTTTTGATTACCATCTCTACTAATTATGTGTGGCCAATTACAATAGTAAATTTCACCTTCTGCGTATGGTATTCTATTGATCTGTTTGATGCATTTAAACTCAGTTGGTGGTCTTTTGTGTGTTTTTCCAAAGTATAAAAACCTTTTATCTTGAGGTACATTATGCCAACTCCATTGTTCACTATTGTTGCCATAAAATTCGCTAAAACTCATTTTCAAAAAGTCATACTGTTCTTTGTCCATTATTTTAACAATAGTCCTAAGAAGATTTTTAACCTCTTTTCTAAAACCAAAGTTACAATATCCAGAAAAATCCAACAACATATCGTCCTCAAAAAACATCATATACTTATCGTTGGATTCTTCAAAATCTTCAGCAGCAAATTGCCTTGACCCACAGATGCCCATATTTCCTTTTTTAACCTGCTCAAACCCATAAGTGGTACATATCTCGTTATATTCTGAATCATACTTTTCTTTAGTACTATTATTGATTAATATCTTTTGAGTCTTATCCAAAAAGTCCTTATCTTTTTCTTCGAAAGATTTAATTACAGAACTTAATTGTTTAGGAGAATTATAAGTATTTATATAGAGTCTAACAGTACTTGATACATTGCTGTTCATTATTACTGGTTTTTTGCGACTTTTAACATCTTCAAAAAATTTAAATACCAAACCATCTCCATTTATATCAAATAATTGTATGGTATTATTTAGTTTTGCTATTAATGAGAATATACTTTCTTCAGTGCCCATATATCCATTATTAAGAGTATCATTAAGCAGTTGATAATATTCGCCATTAATGCTAGATATATTATCTTTTCTACCTCCAAAAAATCCTCCTCTACATACATGATCGACTTTTTTCCCACACATCCTATTCATCTCTTTAATATCGAATCCATGAATTTCGGAATTTGTCTCATAAGGATATCTTATAAACATAAAAGAATCTATTATATCTTCTAGTTTATCAATGACCTTATCATGACTAAAATATCCTGGATGCACAGTGTTGTTAATACCAGCGTCAATCCAGTAAAAAAATTCAGAATCAAAAGTATTCATAATGCTGGCGTTATGCAAGAAAAACATCTTGCTCATTACTACAGGATTGTACATTTGCAGCATTGCTTGCGTACTACCAGATAGCCAGCCAACCTGATTAAGCCACTTAGCATCTGTCCTAATCTTTTCAACTTGTTCACAGAAAGGGAAAAAGTCAGAACAGAAATCTGATATCTCATGTTTAATCCATAATAATCTTTCACTTCTTTTATTAAGTATTCTTTCCTTAATATCCTCAGATGAAAATACTACTATATTCGTATCTTGTGTAGATTCTAATAGTTTATCTAAATTACTTAGATATGTAGAAAAATTTCTCGACCATTCTTTGTCAAGATCAGACCTTCCTAGATCCCATAGTCCAGTAACTAGGGTTGTTTTAGATGACATATATGTACTTAGTTAGAGTATTAATCTCCTGCTCTGCATAAATATTAATGATAAATCACAGCTAGTCAAGTTAATAAATATGCATATGTTTTTTTTTATTTATCTTGACTTTGTATAGTAAGTAAGTACTATAAAAATAGTTAATTTGTTTGTAACGATACTCTCAAAGAAACAGAAAGATGGAAAAAGAAGACAAGAAACATATCAGAAAAACTAAAATAGATAAGAAGAAAAGAGACAAGTATCATACTTCTGATGCTATGGAACATAAAGCAAAGGTGCGGAGCAAAAGAGAAAGACAAATAGGCCTAGAAGAAGACGAATGGGAAGATTGGGATAGGTTTTATAATCAAAAATGAAATATATAGAAGAAATAGATGCTGGTCAGTGTTTTTATTATAAGGAAGATAATTTCCTGATGTCTTCAGATTTCAAGAAAAATGGTGATAGATTGGGTCTTAGTTTAAAAAACGGAGTTAGTCGTTGGTTTGGTCCGTCTGAAACAGTAGAAATCGTGGTTTTATACACAATAGACCAAGACAGTAATTTAAAACACATTAGATCAGAGGACGCTGATGATCCTAATAAGAATATCTAACTTTATCAAATCTCTATTCTTTCACGTATGGTCTGGGTTTCCAAAATGTAGTAAAGATCAAATTTTAAAAAGATGGAATACATGTTTAGTCTGCGAAGAATTTAATAAAGAATATTCTATATGTAATATATGTGGATGCAATTTAAATAACAAAAAAGAATTCTTTAATAAACTAGCTTGGGCAGATCAAGAATGCCCTGCTGGAAAATGGTCGAAAGAAATTAATAATGAAAATAAAAAAGCAAGAGAATAAAAGAAAAAACTACGTACACAATAATAAATACAACTTATTTGATAGCGCACAAGAACAAATCAAATGCACATCAAATGGCTGTAATGCAATTATTGTTAATATTTGCAATAGCCAGCATGTACATGTTAATGCATTTAATAAGAAAGTATATAGCAGATATCCATTAGTACTAGCTAACAGAGAGGCGGTTGGTAGAACCAATTTAGGCAAATGTCAGCCTGTTCTTGTAGATCAAAATAAAGAATATAGTCATAAATTATATGTAGCCAATTTATATGCTTGTTCAGGTAAAAAAACACCTAAAAACAGGACTATTAATTACTATGCTCTAGGGTTAAGCCTCCAGCAATTAGCTGGTTTCATCAGGTCGAACGTAAATAGTACTGAGAATCCTATGTCTAGAATTTTTATAGATAAAAAATGTGTTGCTTTTACTGGATGTAATTGGTCTTTTGTTGACGACCTTCTAGATGATATCCTGCCTGATATTGAGGTAGAGGTATATGATCAATAACAATATTCTATACCTCAAACAGCATCCCTATATTAGCGATGATGTTCATATAGAGATGAATGAAGATCCGTTTCCTTATATAATTATCAATAATTTATTTAAAGAAAATATATATGAGATGATATCCAGTCGTTTTATGGAAATGATAGGAAGAACAAAGCCTTACAAAGATCTACCAGGTGCTGTACATGATTATGCCGCTTATATATATGGTCTTAAAAAAGAAGATTGTAACTATGGTTATGATTTTTTTGTAGATGATATTTGGAAAAATTTTAATATGGCAACATTTGGTATTATACTTAATAAATATATAGCGATGAGCGCACACTGGCATGAAGCACCAGCTAAACCCGGATTTATTCATAACGACTACAATATATGTTCAGTTATTGATGATGGAGCTACAGATTACACCTTAACTGGCAATTGTTATTATTCTGATGATACTGCTACCATGACCCCGCAGGCTCAAAAAATAGCCAGAAGCGTAGCTATGTTGTATTATTTAAACAATGAATCAGACCACCCAAGTGACGGAGGAACAAGCATATACGGCAATTATAAATTTCACAGCAAAATAAAAGATATTCCTCCAAAAAATAACTCTATATTTGTTTTTGCTGTTCAGCCTAATTCTTATCATGGTTTTACAGGAGCAAACTTCAATAGGTCTGCTATAGTACAATGGTTTCATTCTAGTCCTGCCTACATGGTTAGTAAATATAAAAAACTAATGAAAGAAAAGTATATCCAGTACGGTTCTGGTTTTGAAAGATGGCAACCAAAAGAAACTATGTGGGATATTAGAAATGATCCTGAATATAAAAAATATTTTCAAGATCAAAACTTATCACTAGAACAATTATTAAACTCGTGAACAAACAAATACTATTTCTTGCTGATGAATTTGCTTCAGACTCAACAGGTGGTGCTGAATTGACAACCGAAGCAGTTATTAACGACAGCCCATCAGATATAGATATAATTATGGTTCGAACATCAGAACTAAATATAGATATAATTAATAAGTTTAAAAATAATAAATGGATTATAGGTAATTTTTTTGGTCTCAATCCAGACCATATGATACATTTGATGTCTAAGAAAATAGATTATTCTATTATTGAATATGATTATAAATATTGCGTTATGCGTATTCCTAAATTACACAAAAAACTACACGGAGGTTGTTGTGAAGAAAGCGTAAGAGGACAACTTATATCTTTATTTATGTCTCTCTCTCAAAGTCTGTGGTATATGTCTAGTGGACAAAAAAACTGGTATGAGAAACAATTCCCTGCTCTTAAAAAAGCTAATAGTTATGTACTAGGTTCTCTGTTAGAGAAAAAAACTATTGATTATATCAATACTCTGGACTGCTCAAATAAAAACGACACATATATGATACAAGACCATCCTCATATATTGAAAGGAACAAAAGCGGGTATAGAATTAGCTGAAATTAAAAATTTAAAATATGAATTGTTTGGGTCAATGAAATCAGAACCCCATCATGAGGTTTTACAAAAATTTGCCAAAGCTAAAGGATTAATATTTGTTCCTACAGAATTTGATACTTGTCCAAGAATCACAATAGAAGCAAAGCTACTAGGTTGCGATTTGCTACTTGGAGAAAATGTCCAACATAAAGATGAAGAGTGGTTTAGTGGAAATAATACAGAGATGATTAATCATATGAAAAATAGAACAAAATTTTTCTGGGAGACGATATGAACAAACGTAAAGAATACGAAGATTTCCTAAAAGACAAAAGAGTTTGTCTGGTAGGTCCAGCACCAACCGTAAAAGATATAGAAGGTAATTTATATAAAAACAAACAAGAACAAATTGATAAAATTGAATCTTATGATGTTATTGTTAGACTTAATATAGCTTTACCAATGCCCCCTTCTTTAGCAGAGTATGTGGGAAGCAGAACAGAGATAATTTATAACTGTATGAGTCCAGACCCAGAATCTGGTGGTTATATTAATATAGATTTTCTCAAAGAGAAGATAAGCTGGATCGTGGCCTCTTTGCCAGCCAAGCATCCTTTCACACAGGACATTATAGGTTTTTATCAGAGAAACCAGAACACGATAAACTTCACAACCGTAGAACTTGACTACTTCAATGAATTAGAACAAAAAATGCAGACAAGACCAAACACTGGAGTTATAGCGATATTGGATATGTTAGCTTGCGATATTAAAGAAATTTTTATAACAGGTATGACATTTTTTAGAGGAGGTTATGTTAAAGAATACAGAGGATATAATGAGCAAGAAGTTTTGTCTAGAATGGCCGTTCATAAAAACCATAGACAAGAACCCCAGTTGGCATACATGAAAGAAATATTGTCATCGGACCCTAGAGTAAAAATGGATAAATATTTACAGGACATCATCAATGAATAAAATAATATTATTTATACCAATTAAATCAAACTCTCAAAGGGTTAAAAATAAAAACTTTCGTCTTTTTGGAGAGAAGACGTTGTGGAGACATACTATAGATAAAGTTTCTACTAAATATAAAGTACATATTGATACCGATTCTGAAGAGATTATTACAGAATGCAAAGGATTGGATAATGTTACAGCTTATAAAAGACACTCTGACTTATTAGGCGACACAACATCTGTTATTGATCTAATAAAAAGATTTATAAATCATTATCAAATAACAGATTATATTTGCCAAATTCATGTAACATCTCCTTTCTTATTATTAGACCACCTTGAAATTGCTGAACAAAAACTAGAAGAAGGCTATGATTCAGTGTTTGCGGTAAATACCATACAGCAAAGACTATGGAGAGCAGAATCTTACGGATATTGTCCAATTAATCATAATCCTATGAAACTAGAACAAACGCAAGATCTACCAAAATATTATAGTGAAAATTCATATCTTTATGCCTTTAGGCCTGAAGTTTTATCTAGAGGGAATAGAATAGGTGATAATCCCTATCTACTAGAAATTGAATTCCCATATAATCTTGACATAGACACAGAGAGCGATTGGAATATTATTAACGAAATTCAGAAAAGAGGAATCAATGGCACAACATAAATTACTAATTTCTTTTATCAAAAAAGATAAGAATATACAGAATAAAACACTTATAGAAATAGGATGCACTAGAGAAGCAATTTCTGCTCAAGACAGCACTAAATCATTTTATGATCTTTCAACTAAACTTGGCTTTAATTTTATAACAGTCGATATGGATCCAGAAAATATCAAAAATGTTAAATCAAGATTCAAAAATATCAACGCTGTATGTAGCAAGGGAGAAGACTTTCTGAAAGACTATGACGGTAATATTGATTATTTATATCTTGATGCTTTTGATTTCTATCATCTTGGACATTCCGAGAAAAGAAAAGACAGCTATAAAACCAATCTCGGATGTGAGATTACAAAGGATGACGCCCTATGTCACAAAATGCATTTAGATTGCTGCATGTATTCTGTTGACAAAATGCCAAATAAATCTATTATAGTCATAGATGATGTTATCAGTAATCGTCAAGGTAAGGGTGTTACAGCAATACCTTTTCTATTAAAAAATAATTTTAATTTAATTGCATCAAATTGTGCGTTTCAAAAGGATTAAATCATGATACTTTCGTGGCAACAAATACCTTCAGCTACTATATCTGAAATTATGTGTAAAGGTTTTGATGGTGTTGTGCTTGATACAGAGCATGGCTCTTTTAATCCTGAAACTATTAATAATTGTATTCAAGTAATTAAATTAGCCGGAAAAAAGGCTTTTGTTAGATTAACAGAAGTTTCGCCTACTGATATCAGGTCATGTCTTGATTCTGGTTGTGATGGTCTTATCTTTTCTACCGTAGAAACTGTTGAACAATGCGAAGCAATTAAAAATTGTTGCTACTTCCCTCCAAAAGGAAAGAGGGGTCTTGGACTATCAAGAGAAAATATGTGGGGAGAAAAAAGTCAACTAGTAAGTAGTGGACCAATTATTGTTCCTCAGATAGAATCTAAATTAGGTATTGAAAATATAGAAAAAATTAAAAGCTATGGATTTGACTTTCATCTTATTGGTCCGTATGATTTATCTTTAAGTTTAGAAATACCTGGTGATTTTAAACACGAAAAATTTCAACAAGCTATTAAGACTATGAGAGATAGTATTCCTAATAATAAAATGGCTATACATATTCCTAAGGATCTTGATGCTTGGAATTTGTGGCAGTCCGAAATGGAAGAATGGTTGAACTATTCAGATTATGGAATGCTATGCATAGGTATGGATACTATAGCTATCTTTCACTATAATAAAGTGAATTTATCTAAAGTAAAAAAGAGCTCCGGTCGATAGAATAATATAGAAACTTCTCTTGACTTTACAGTGTCCTTGCTGTATAATATCTTATAAAGGTGTTACATGTTAGAAATTTGTATTATTATTGCTATGTTTGCTGGGGTTCTCGATGGCATCAAGAAGTTAAAATCTCAGCCAAAGATCAAGTCTTCCAATAATCTTATAGAGTATTTATTTATAGACTACTAATGAATAGATTAAAAAACCAAAGAGTTTACTTAGCTGGCGCAATAGATCGTGTTTACGATAAAGGTAGAGGATGGAGAGAAGAAATATCTCCATTCTTAGAGTCTTTAGGAGTTGTAGTATTTAATCCTATTACAAAACCAACAGAGATAGGCTTGGAAGATAATGATACTCATTTGGTAAAATCCAAACTAAAAAAGAATAAGAGATATGATGAATTAAGTTCTATGATGAAGATCATTAGATCAGTAGATCTTAGATTGGTAGACATAAGTGATTTTTTGATTGTAAACCTAGATTTAGATATTCATCCGTGTGGTACTTACGAAGAAATTTTTTGGGCGAATAGACAGAAGAAACCTATTATAATACATATGGTACAGGGCAAAGAACATGCTCCTGATTGGCTTTTTGGTACAGTGCCTCATCAAATGATATATTCTGATTGGAATGATATCTATGGTTATCTAGAACATATAAATTCTTCAGAGAACATAAACACTTACAATAGATGGTACTTTTTTAATATTTAATTATGAAA